ATTTCTGTATTTTGTTTGAAAAACATTGCAAAAGTACATAAAATTGTTAGAATATGTGCATAATTCATGTTAATTGATTAAAAAACTCGAAAAATAGCACATAAAACGGCAAAAAATAAGTAATTTTGCACTAAAAGAGAATATAAAGGATTCTCAGATAGTAACAATCAGTATCGGATTTTACACCAAAACGTGCAAATTCCGTGCAAATAAAAAAGGAGATACGAACTTATGATTAAGGTATCAATCAAGCTAGATAAAAGACGGCGATTGAATAGCGGTAAGTTTCCGCTCAAATTCAAGGTCGCAAGAAAAGATAGTGCCATTTATATTCCGACAGGCTATGAGCTGAAAGAAGATGAATGGGATGCGAAAAATGAAAAGGTGAAGGGATTGCCCGAGCAGCGAGTAATCAATATGAAACTGATAAAAAGGCTTTCCCTTCTCAATGATAAGATAGTGCAGTTGCAAGAAGAAGGCAAACTGCGCTACTTCTCTAACAAGAAGCTTTCGCTCTACTTATCCAATGATGAGGATGAGCAAGAATATAAGAATCATCTTTTCAAAACTCAGATGGATGCTTTCCTTGCGACTAAGGATAATGAAGGCACAAAGTTGGTCTATACAACAACTGCAAGCAAAATCAGCAACTATTGCGACTATGAATCTTTAAGGTTGGAGGATATAGATATTGAATGGCTTGATGGATTTGTTGAATCCTTGAAAAAGGATAAGAACACCAAGAATACCATTGCTGTAAGGTTAAGGGGTATTCGGGCGGTTCTAAACTTCGCAAGAAAGAAAGGGCTATTGAAGGAATACGTATTCAATATGTATTCAATCAAAATGGAAGAGACCAAGAAACGCTCATTGACGGTTGAGGAACTAAGAAAGCTGCATGATGCGAAGCTTACTCCGCTTCGTGCTAGGCATAGGGATATTTTCTTCCTTATCTTCTATCTCATGGGCATTAATCTAATTGACCTCTCTAGGATAGTGAAGATTGAAAACGGAAGAATAACCTATAGAAGAGCAAAGACGGGTACACTATATAATGTAAAGGTAGAACCAGAAGCCCTCGAAATTATCGAAAAATATAGGGGTAAAGAACACCTTCTAAGCGTATTCGATAGAAAGAGCTCTTATCGCTATTACGATGTATCAATCAATAAAATGCTATCTAAGATTTGTAATAGCATCGGTATTCCCGAAGTTAGTACGTATTGGGCAAGGCATACTTTTGCCACCATTGCTTATGAGATAGGTATCAGTATGGATGTTATCGCTGACTGCCTTGGGCACAAGAGTAGCCATAGAATAACCTCTATATATGTGCGCAAAGACCAACAACTGATTGATGAAGCCAACCGAAAGGTTATTGATTATGTTCTATATGGCAAGAAGGGGTAGAGCTTTCGCCCTACCCTTCCTTATTATTGTAATAACAACTGCTGTTTTATGCCTAGTCTTTTTGCCTCTTTGCTAAAGAAGTCAATTTTTGTTTTTACTTTATCTTTAAACTCCTCGAACAATGCAATTAAAGCCTCTTGCTCGGTATCAAAAAGTGATTCCTCTCTAATTGTATACTGTTTAGTTCGTTCACAATAGTCGGGTTTGTATTTATAATCTATCCACCAACCAGAAGGGTTAAGCTTATTTCCCTCGTACCAAGATATGTTGCAGCATCCCTTTATAATACAGCGTTGCGGATGTTCAAACCAACTATCTATATACCAAGCAATATCACCATTCTTATATTTTGGAATGGGTCTTTCCTCTTTATTTGTATATTTATATTCTTTCATTTGTTGTACTTTTTATCATTCTTTTTAAACTTCTCAAAATAGAATACTATAGGCTTGTCAAAAGCAGGGTTGAGCAGACCATAAGCGAAACTCATGCTTACCTGAAACTTTGCAGCACCTTTAAGCAAACCTTTCGCCTGTTCCTTGATAGCTTCACGGAATTGCCCTATACTCATATCTCGCTTTCGAAAGTTACAAGCTCGGCAAGAAGGCATATAATTCCCCATGCTATCCTCACCATGAGAAACGATATACTTACCTTCTTTATCACTCCAACGTGAATAGTTTCCACGATTCTTAGGAATGAAATGGTCGATTTGCATATCTTCGAGTTTTATTTCTCTTCCGCAGTATGCGCAATGATGGTCGTATTTCTCCCAAACTTTGATTCTATCTTCCTTCTTCATAACTTATTTCAGTTCATCAAAATCGAACCACTCAATCTTATCGTAGCAATCGTACAGAGTTTCTATACGCTGTGTTCCGTCTCCTCTTGTGACAATCCATACATCATCACTCATTGCTCCGTAGTGAAGAGCCGTAGGATTTACGCCACCTCCACTATATCGGAACATCACCCACTTTCTTAAAGGTGGCTTCTCTTCCTTTAAGTCGTGCCATAATGATGCAGCATTCACGTAAGGAACGTTTTCTGTATCGCAATCGGTAACACCAACCTTTTCTGTACTGAACGTTACTCTATCTAATTCATTGTAATCAACCTCATCTTCATTGCTACAGATATTGAGGTAAATCTTCTTTGGAAAATTCTTTACTTTCATATCACTTAAATTTAATGATAAAAAACTCAGTATCAAGCCACTTGTCGGGACATAGACCTTTTTTAGGCTTGCCGATGGTGATACTCTCAATCTCCTTTTCTATACGTGGACTATCCTTGCGGTAGCCGTTGATGAAGAGGACGTGGGTGTAAGGCGCAGTCTTGTAGTATGGGCTATTAAAGCAATACTTAGCCATTTCTATGCTAATACTATCCCAATTTTCAGCACATTCTTTACTCATCTTCTCAAACGGCTCTTCAAGTTCTGAGCGAACTAAAAGAAGTCGTTTTGCCCAATAACCCTTAATAATACGATACTCTTCCTTCTTTTCGCCCGATACTACCATGTCGAACCATTGCTTGTCGATGGTGAGGGTCAATATTTTCTTCTTCATCCTTACACCTCCTCCCAGTCTGTTGCAAGTATATCCTCTGAGAGCATTCTTTCTTCCTTGAATATATGATGCCCATAATGATAGAATATTCCTTCCTCGTCAATACCAAACGGATAAAGCCCATTTTCTCGCTTTACGAGCTTTCCTTCCTTCATTCTTCTCAGAGCCTCCGAGAAGTCAAATGTTTCCTTGCTCATTATAATTTTGCTTTAAAGTTGTAAATTGGTTTAATAACATCTATCACATTAACCGTAGGTTTTATTAGCTCAACAATCTCTTCTGTTGATTTATATGCCATAGGTGCTTCGTCAATCGTCTCTTCGCATACAGAACTAGAATAGATGCCATTCATTTCATTCTTGTAAGAATCCATAGATAACTCTTTCTTCGCTTGCGTACGAGACATCAATCTACCTGCTCCATGTGGGGCTGAGCATAACCATTCCTTGTTTCCTTTACCTTTACAGATAAGAGAACCGTCACGCATATTCATAGGAATAATGACAATCTCTTCTTTCTTTGCACTGATAGCTCCTTTTCGCAATATGCCCTTGTCTGTATCTATATAGTTGTGAATAGTTGTAAAAGAATGCTTGTCTGAATTTGGGTCAATATCCACACCTAGAGCATTGACGAGTCTGTTAGCTATAATTCTTCTATTATGCTCGGCATACTTCTGAACTATACGCATATCATTTAAGTAATCATCAAGCAAATCGCCCTCCAAGTAAGAAAGTTCCTTGCTAATATCTCTAGTACCTAACAACTTGATAGCACTCTGTATTTCCTTTTCTCTTCCTTCGCTTTTCAACTTGGCAATAACCTCAGACTTATCAGCTATTTTCTTACGACAATACTCGTAGGCAAGTTTTTGGTAATAGTTGCATACCCTAACTCCAAGGTTTCTACTTCCTGTATGTATCACAAGAAACTTCTCACCCTCTTCGTTTGCATCTAACTCTATAAAGTGATTACCTCCACCAAGAGAACCAACAGAACGATATACTATATCCATCCCATTAATACTATCCCAAGAACGAAATTTACCAAACATATTGCCGTCAACTAATCCATGTATGTATGCAGAAGCTTCTTCGTTGATATTGAAACCAGATGGAATCAACGTATTGACTGCTTCGTCAAATTTCTGTAGATTAATATTAACTTTACCAAGTCTAACGACTTTCATTCCGCAACCTATATCTACTCCTACGGTGTTAGGAACTACTCTTTTGTCCAGCTCTATCACCGTGCCAATAGTACAGCCTTTACCTGCGTGACAATCTGGCATTATTCTTATTTCACAACCAGAGTAAGCATCGCTATTGGATAGAACTTCTATCTGCTTGATAGCTTCATCTTCTATTGTCTTTGCAAAGACCTTTGTAAACTCATTCATATCTCATTTCTTTTTACTTGTTAAACTTATCGCCTTGGTGATGCGGTGGTCTTTTTTACCAACAAAACCATAGCATATTTTGTACTCAAAATCTCTTAATCTTCTGTACCAATAATCACTTGCCGTACTTAGATGACGAGCTTGCTTCATTATCTTCTTTGCTAGTCTAATCTTCATAAGCTTTCTCTTTCTTTAAAGTTGCAAGAATCATTATAGTTCCAAAGCAAGGCGTTGTCAATGATGTCATCAGCATAGTTGTAGGAATCAAATTCCATTGTACCAAATGCCAACCACAACCACTTTCCTCATTGAGGACTTCTGTTAGCTTAGATGCCATATTCTCATCAGGATTGATAGTGATAGCTCTTACTCTGTATTCGCACTTCTTCATTTCTCACCTTCCTTTCTGTCAAACTTATTTCCAATAACCGTGCAACATTCACTTAATGTCGCAAGATTAAAAATAAATTTGTCATCTCCAACATAGGCTGCTGCAAATGTGCAATCATTATACCCGACTTCAAATGAAGGAAATCTTTTCTTTGCAAGTATATCTCCTTCCCAAATCTCATTGCCCTCACAATCTTTCAGTCCTGTAAACTGGCAGACGGTAGAAGGGTCAACCTGATGTGCCTCGTTTCTATTAAGCATTGATTCACTCTGCCTATCCTCAATGATGTAAGTGTTACCACATTCAGCATAGAAGTAACCTTCTACCCAAATGTTCTTGTCAAGACGTTTAGCCTTGAACTTGATATTTTTTACTTTCATAAGCTACTTATATAAAATAGTTACTCTTCTATTTTTGTTCACTTTTAATATAGCATCCTTTGCCTTGTCTATAGAGCAGAAAAAGCACTCTAAAAGGTCATTTGCGCCATAATCCCAATAATGGATAAGCCCAAAGAGCAATGAATGTCTCTTATCTACACGAAAAGCAAAGATTGGCTCATTCCAAGAATCATAATGTACGCCTTTAACAGCTTTGCTTTTATGATACATATCTACTATTCTATAGGTTGCCATAACTATATCTTTTTAAGTTTTAGCTTTATTGCCTTCAAATTTCTTTCACCTCCATCCCAGAAGGATGAACGTCTAAGATAGAAAGGTTGACCTTTAAGCCAAGGGAACTTTTTATAAAAAGCCTTCCATTTAGCCTTTCCTGCTTTCAAAGAAGGTACTTCAATACAGCTTCTAGCATGGCAACTACCAAAAATTAATGTATTATCACAAACGTTTTTATCCATAACTATTCCTCCACTTTTACACCGAACGGAGTTCCGTCGGCAAATAACAAATTCTTAAAGCTACTTTCAAATGAATCATCTTCATATCCACGGAAGTAACAACCTTTAGTAGTTAAGCATGTGAATGCACGATGTGTTTGATAATTAGCAAAGTACTTATCTTTAACAACACCAAAAGGCTGATGTTTCAGCATTTCATTCCAACACTCTTTTGCATCCTTGAATGGACGGTACTTTGGTTCTGGCTTGATTCGGTAATCCACGTTTACCCAATATTCCAGTTCCTTCATTTCAGTCCAATCATTGAACTCAAACCAACCATCTTTTGTTACTCCGTTGTTGTCTGCGGTTGGTTTTCTTCTTGTTTCTATTATCTTTCCTTCTGCATAAGCTTGCAGAATAGGATAAAATTGTTTAGCTTGATTTCTGTCCATAACTTAGTCCTCCAACTCTATATTATGTTCTTCTGCGAAACTATCTTCTGCCTCTTCGCAAAACTGACCTTCACAAAGTGATTCTGGGTATGCTCTGCTAGTATAAAACTCACGGTGGCATAACTCACAGATGTCATTTCCATAATTATTTCTTAACTCTTCTCTAGTCATTATTCACCCTCCTTTCTGACTAAATAGTCGTACATAGGTTTACAGTTTCTACGATATTTATTACGTATCTTTTCAGCCTCTTCCTCTGTATCACAAGTTGCAACAATTCCATCTGGATATGTGTCCCAATATCTAACTACTTTAAATTTTGTCATACTAAATCCTCCAATTCTTTTAAAATCATTTTTACCAAGTGATAATTATCTCCATCCCAACCTTCATCTAACGCTTTGCCATCAGAAGAAGTATGATACATATTGACGTAATCAAAGATTGCGTTGCCAAAGAAATCATCACTTGTACCCTCGCAAGATTCTTCATCACAGAAACCTTCGTGACTTAGGAGTTTTTCACATTCCTTGTGCATACAGATTGCAGACCTATATTCAGTATTAAACTGCCTGACATATTTGGTTCCTGCTTCTATCGTACAACCGCACATATAACATCTGTGTGGCTTACGTGCTTTACGCTCTGAGTTCATAAAATCCATAATCATTTATCTTTTGGGTCAACGAATGGTAGCCAGTACTCTACGTCAGGGATATTCCATCCGTTGTAGTCTTTGGCTATCTTTTTATCTACTATATGCCCGAAGCTTATTCTGCCAACTATAGTAAGGACAACAACTTCTTTATCTACTGGTGGCAGTCCATCCTCAACAGATACCCAGTCTGACTTATTTACTTCTACGCCAATCAGCGCAATTTTGCTTGCTATATTCGCTAAAGTTAGGCTTAAAAGGACATCATCAGTTCTGCTTATAGCTTCTTTGATATTGGTTAGCACATCAAGTGATAACTCTTTAACTTTCTTCTTATTCATCTTCTAACTCTTTAAGTGCCAAGACTAACTCATTTTGAATATGAATTGCCATACCTTCACTCAATTTTATTCTTTTTGAGCCAATCATCTTGGAAACATTATTAATGTGAACTATCGCTTTTTCTTTACTCATTGCTTATCCTCCTCAATTTCTTTCTTAATCTTATCAAGTAAAGAACCTTTTGCCTTAATCTCAATTATAGGATTCCCATCTACTAATATCTTCATTGTATCAGTTTTATTCTCGATGCAAAATCTCTCTAACTTCCAATTAATGAGCATAAAGATTTCATTTTCTGTAATCACCCTTCTGTCCGATAGCATTAAATTAGGGTCTTTTTTAGAGACCTTTGCTATAAAAGCATTGAATAATGCTGGGCATATCTTATAGTCTTTTGCTGCCATATTCTCTTCTTTTTACCCTCTCCTGTAAAAGGGAGAGGGCTGTTAGTTACTTGTTTGGAATGCAACGATTCTCAAATTTCTTGTAAGCATCGAGATAGAACTCATCCTTGGACTTGTTGTATGTCACCTCGTAGTACATGCCATCTGGAAGCGTTGTTGATAACAACCACTTCGCATTACCAAGAATGTAGCACTGCCATACTACAAACACCTCAAACTCTTGTTTTTGGTCACTCTTATCCAAGTGCTCCTCAACATACTTACGTACTAATTCACTTACCTTTTTATTCATATTACTTATATTTATGTCCTATAAGGACGGTTAGTTACTAAAGCTCATCAAACTCTTTTTGCAATCTCTGTTTTGTTTCATTCAGAAGTTGCTTGAATTTAGTATCAAATTCCTTATCACACTGTGATAGCCCCCAAAGGGCATCAGCAAGTTTACCATTGTATGAATTTGAAGACATAGCTAAGAGTTCATCTACTTTAGGTATCAAACTCTTGGCTAAGATATTTGCTCTTTCTAATTTGTCTATATTCATATTACTTATATTTATTGCCCGAAGGCGGTTAATCACCTAATCTTCTATCTATTGCTTTTATCACTTCTTGTATGGAAGCTGCCTCATCGTTGGTTTTCGTATATCGTCTTTTAAATATCATCAACATATTTTTAAGGCGAATAAAATCCGTTCTCAACATCTTATCATTGCCCATACTTACACCTCCATTACTTAAAGAATAAATTCATCGTCATCAAACTCATCCTCTTCATCTTCAGGAAATGGATAAATGGTGAACTGAAAATTGTCTAAATCTTCAATATTCTTATCTGCCATATTAGCAGCTACGATACCAAAGTTATCAGCAATACAAGAAGGCAATTCACCTTCATCTAGTTTTGTTCTAAATTTCTCGGCTGTACATTCGTCAGGAACGTTAATGAGTTCTACTACTAATCTTATTGTTTTCATTCGCTTTAATCTTTGCTATTAATGAAATCCTCATACTCACCTATCGTGATTTCCTTGAAATCAGAGTTGTGCTTCTCGGCTCGGATGCTATCATCGAAGAAGGCGAAGATGCGGTCGTTGTGACGGAGAAGCTGAGTGATGGAGAAACTGCGGAAATCAGGTTCACACAATTTCAATTCTCTCATTAAATCCCAGAAGTTGGTTACTGGCTTGAAAGATTCAAGAACGGCTGATATTGCCTTGCCCTGCTTGCCACGTTTATTTGGTACTACGGCGATATGATAGCCGTCCTCCAGAGTTTTGCTGTCTACTTTTCTCCATACCTTCTTATCCAGCATTTCGTATCGCTCGGATGGTACCCAGATAGCGGTTATCTTATACTCTCGCAGCAGACTGCGGTTAGGCTGATAGCCTTGATACTTCTTAAACTCGAAACCTACGGCTTCTTTCACTCTTTTCATGTAGGCTTGATACTCTTCAAATTCAGCATCGAGAATACTCTTAATGTATTCATAAGCCTTACTTCCCTGTTTTGCTTCGTACAACATACGCTTTACTTTTTATGATTATTATACTTATCCTTATCTTCATCATAAGGACATTTAAACATCAAAGGACAAATTCCACAAGGTGTTATCTGTCTTTCCTTACATCTACTTCTTGATTCGTAGCTCATACGCTTTACTCCTTTACTTCTTTAAAGATTACATTCTTTTTATCTGAACGATATTTAGGAAGACACTTCAATCCAAGTGGAGCTGCGCCACAATAGCCAGCCACTCCTTTAAAGAAGCATCCTTCACAAGTGTCATGTTCAACAGCTTCAAGAATAATAGTTACTCTTTCACCTACTTTAATCTCGTTCATTCTTTGCCTTTTACAATATTGTACACTTGTTTTAACTCATCTGTTGATAAGCGTTTGAAATCAAAAGAACTGATAGCGTAGATGAGAGTATCACGAAGATTCTCTTCTTTAATATCTGATATTTCCTTTTCTGTAGGAACAGATATACTTTTCCTACTCCAACTATCGCCACCGCATTGCCAGCCCGAATCTCTTCTAAATCTAGCGTTATTAACAACAATTTGAGTCTTTGTTACTTTATCAATTTTGTCGATACGTCTGCAAGACCTACCTACAACTAGCACATCATCGCCAGCAATCAAATCTTTAAGCTCTTTCATTGCTTACCTCCTTTGATAATTAAGTTAAACAACTCTTCTACGAATATCCAATCAGACAAACGATATTTATTTACTTCGTTCTCCCACATATCTTGATATGTGTAGCAATCGGTTTCATCGAGCATAGCGTTCATATCGTAGAGTTTTCTATAACCGATTTCTTTTGAGAATGCGAGAATCTTTCCGTTATCATTTCTAGGAACTTCGCTAGCAGGATGAAGCAAATCCTTTAAGAGCTCATTGATAGCATCTTTATAACCTTCCTTATATCCATCAATCAAAGCTAAAAGTTCTCCATGTGTTTGAGAAGTCGCAAATTTATATGCAGCTTCTTCTATTTTATTATCTTTATTATCGTCTATCATAATCTACCCTTTCTTTTTCTAAGTTGATTTTTTCTACGCATTCTTCTTTGCGTCTTACCATCTTGTATATCTTCACACTTAAAGTGTGGTGGGCAATACCAAGGTATGCAATTCGTTAAATCTTCATTACCCATAATCAGCCCTCCACGTCTTTAGTTGTACCTAAAAGATGCTCATTGCCTTCGTATGGGATGCAGATTTTCCAAATATTAACCATACATTTATAGTTGTATTCGCTATTATCAGTTAATACACTTTCAAAAAGGTCAATATGCCATTTTTTGCCTACTCCATCTCTACACAACACCTTACCAAATGGCTTCAGCTCAATCTTTGGATTCAAATCAATAATCATTTTCTTGTCAGCATCCCAGCGTTTGTTTTTCTTTGCGAGAGCTTCAAAGAGTTGCTGCTTCTCGGAGTCAGTAGCCAGGCGGAGGCTATAATGAACTTTTGTATTACCATATTCATCTAAAGTATATTTATCGTCAACATTATAGAAAGCATAGTAAAAAGCTCTTTCGTCTCCATCTTTATATTCACTTCTTAAGATGAAAATACAATTTGCAAAAAGTTTACTTTTAATTCCTTTCATAAACACAATATCTCCATCCTTGAACTCAGGCTGAGGTTTCTCTACTACCAAGGTCTCAAGATTGAGTTTGCCACCCAAACGTTCCTCGATTGTATTGATGTAGGTCTGAGCAGCATCCTCAGATTCAAGATGATAGTTCTCTGTATAAAAATCATAGCCATCATCTGATTCACCATTATACTCTGATTCTCCTTCTATAGTCTTTAATGCGTGCTTCCCTTTGAAAGATGTGTAAGTATCATCATCGAAACAATCAAAGATAACTTCTGTAGTTCCATGCTTACTAACAAGCACATCGCCTTTCTTCCAAGCAAATTTATTCCAATCACGCATTATTTTTGAAGGAAAAAGAATCTGTAAACCATCAGGATATCCTCTTTCTGTACCAAATTCAGAATAACCACGATGACAAGTAGTATTATTATTAGTCTCATTTGTACACCAAACTACTGTCTCTTTATCTGTTGTGCCGATTGTATCTAACTCTACATCTATATTGTGTAACCAGTCATACAATTTAGTTCCTTGCGGCTTATCCTTTAGAATAGCCGCTACATTAATCTTTACTTCCATAACTTTAACCATTTAAAGATGATAATAACTATTTGATACCCTTGCACCCAAATCGAAGCAGCCCACGGCATCAGGCTTCAAGAATCTCTTTTGAAGCTTCTCTAAAGCCTCTTTATACTTCTGCTCCATGTGCTTGCAATGAAGCTTCTGAGCAGTTCTAAGTTGAACAATAACACCCTTACGAGCTACCTCGTATTGTTTTTCTGACATCATTTTCTGTATCTCCTATTATTTTAAACGTTAAACAAAATCTTAGTTTTTTATAATCTAATTATATACCATACCAGCGAAGCGAGCCGAAGGCGAGCCAGCCTTAACCTCATAATTATTAGCATACACCCTACAGATAACCCCTCCCTTGATATAAGTATAGTTATTGAGTATCATATCCTTTATATAGTCAATAGAGGATAAAAAACGCTTTTCTATGTTTCTATATTTGCATAAAATCTCGTTTTTGACCGCAAACTTTACTAAATCAAAGGCTTTCTGTACGCTCACGCTTAATTTCTCTGCTATATACTTATATGATATACCATTCTCTCTGAACTTATCGCCGTAGCCAAAACGATTACAAGCCTTCTTAGCCGCCTTCAACTCTTTCAAGCCTTTAGGGTATTTAGTCTGCTGAATCATTTGCTTTGCGTAGTTCTTTCGATTCTGTACATCAATGATAAGCATAGCAGATAAGGTATCTTCTATGAACTTTACATTCTGTGCATAGGCATTCTTTTTAGAATCATTCCTTGAAATAAACTCGATATTAGGAACGAGGACGTTCCTGTGAGAGGTATGACTTTTCAGAGACTTGAAGACGAGGCAACGATTATTCTTGCCCGTGAACTCAACCAAGCCCAGAGCCTTCAAGGTATCAATACGCTTACGGACAGCACAGGCACTTACTCCCGTGATTTCGTGAAGCTTATTGATGCTCCATCTTTGCACGGCAGAAGACTTGACCCTTGTCTTGATGAAAAGGGAAAATGCGATTGCCTTCCTTAGTTCGGGATTGCAATACATATCGTTCAATATCTTTCTGCGTATCTCCATTTTACAGATGCTTTAAAAAGTCAAGAGCAGCAAAGAAATGGGGATTCTCTGCTGCTCCGTATTTAGTAGCCTTGCGGCTCACGTAAATCCAAACTCTTACACGTTAGAAAGCTCCCCATAAACTCGCTAAGTGATAGTGTTCTTTCTGAAACACACCGCAAAATTAATAAAAATCTGTGAAACTACCAAATTTTCTATTAATAAATTTAAAATAATTAATAGTTTCTATTCGACTTTTAATAGATTTTTATAACTTTGCACCATATTTTCTATTAGTAACCAAATAAAAAGTAATAGCGTATGATATACAATCAGTATCAGCAGTACGAAATCTCCGACCGCATCATGCAGGCGGTATGTGAGGTAGGCAAGGTTACATTCATGGAACTTTGCTCTGCGGTGAAGACCGTCAAACTCAACACCCTTAGAGGACTATACTGTCTCATAAGCCGTGATTATTGCATTCACCCCGACCGCTCGGCTCGCCTACTCTGCCGCACCAGAGCAAACGTTATCAACCAAGCACGAAAGTATATGCAATACATTCAGTCAAAGGATAAGTACACCTTATCTATATATAACCAAATCGTTGAACTCTTAAAAAGCAACAAAAAATGAAAAGAACAGATTATGAGCTTACCCTGCCCGACCAGCTCTTCCCAACGGACAATGACCTAGAGATTCCGACACTCGATATGGATATGCAAGCCAAGGAGTGTCAGTCACCCTTCCTTTGCTTCGGCGAACAGAAGAGAACCTTCAACCTCAATGGCGAAGGCTCTTTGCACTTCTATACCGATGATTACCGCTTCTCGGCTATCTACGAGCACCCAGAGAAGATATTGCAGCATCACCCTGCCGTTATCGTTGAGCCGAACTTCTCCTTATATAATGAGATGCCCGTATCTTTCGGCTTGCAAGCTATCTACAAGAAACGTTGGATTGCCCGTTGCATGCAAGGTAAGGGTATCGGTATCTTCGTTGACCTCAACGTGGCGCAGAAGTTCTATCGCCTCAATATGATTGGCGTACCTCGTGGATGGCGTGCCTTCGCTACCCGTGGATATTCGGATAGACTGAACAACCTCGCCTTCGAGTATTCCATCGCAAGCGATTGGGCAGAGGGCAAAGAGCCGCTATTTGTTATCTACGGCGGCGGTGCTGAGTGTCGGCGGTTCGCCCAAACCCATAGAGGTTGCATCTACATCAACCCCGTTGTCACTACCAAGAAGCAGCTTGCCGCCTTGCAGAAGATTCACGAAGGTGTTGCCTTTATCGGAGAAGAGTTCTCTGTTAAGGCGCAGCTTGATAAGCTCACCCCTTTCTCCAAGCAGATTGAGGATTTCCGAACAGATAACGTCTCTAAACAGATTGAGGAAAAGTAAGATTGTTTATGCGAGATATGGCATTTATTTGCTGTATCTCGCTTTCTTTTGTATCTTTGCATCAGCAAAACAGAAATTGTGGAATATAGGTTCTGAAGTGTCATAACAATATGTATTAGTTAAGATTTGGTTAAATGAAAATAATAGTTAATTATTAGTCTATAAGCAGCCGCCTGTGATAGGTAGCTGCTTTTCTTATATATAATAGGTATAATATTTTATGATAACTTCAAAGGCTACTCATTATATGGGTAGCTTTTTTATTTGTTTACACGCAACCTATTATTTTCTATTAAAACCCGAATAATCTCCGTAACTTTGCAAATAATAATTATTAAATAATAAAATTATGGCAAGAGAAAAGAGAATCTCACAGAACCCATCCATCGCAAAGGATGAGCTTCTTGTAAAGCTGGGTTTTCGTGAAATGATTGACATTACAAAGCTCCTCTATAATGAGGGGCAGATTGATGGCGTTCCAAAGAACCCTCGCTACTTAAAGGAGAGTGAGCACGACAAGCTCGTCAAATCACTCGCCGATAGCCCAGAGCTCTTAGAGTACAAGCCTTTGATGGTTTATGGCTTGGAGGATGGTACATACGTCACCATCTGCGGTAATATGCGCCTCAGAGTGGCTAACGAGTTACGCATCGGTGGAAATACGAACTTCGATAAGCTGCCTTGTTTCGTCTTGAAGACCGATACCCCAATTCAGAAAATCAAGGAGTATGCTATCAAGGATAACGTGCAAGCAGGTAATTGGGATTGGGATGAGCTTGCCAATGGTGAATGGGAAACCGATGATTTACAGAATTGGGGCGTTGATTGCTCTTTTCTCAATACCGATGAGGATGATACCGATATTGATGAGCTATTCGAGGATGCCCAAAATACCGAGAGCAAAGTTAAAGATATTAAGCTCTCCGTCCATATTCCACAAGAGTTGGAAGATAAGGTAGATGAGATTAAGGAGATTATCAAGTCTGCCGTTTCCGAATACGATGGTGTGGAAATAAAATAATAGAGATATGGAAGTCTATCTTGCGGGGGGGCTTACTGGAAATCTTAGTAAGTTTTGGAAAAGTGTTAGTATGGAATTATATATAGCAGGGACTTTAAGTCGTCCCTATGTTTATAAAAAGGCTATGGAAGTTTTTTTAGCAGATGAACACCCAGTAAAGAACGGCAAGGATGCCGATTGGGAAGGATTAAATATATTGGAAACTTACTATTATCTACAGAATAATAAAGAGTTTCCTCGATTGATAGGCAATTTTCAGAATTTCCTATTAGATAGTGGTGCTTTCACATTTATGTCGGGAGCAGGTGTAGTTAACTTCGATAAATACGTAGAAGGATATGCTGCATTCATTAAGAAATGGAACGTAAAGAATTTCTTTGAGCTTGATATTGATTCAGTTGTTGGTATCAAGGAGGTTGAAAGACTTCGTGAAAAGCTCGAAAGATTAAGTGGACGTAAGCCTATCCCCGTTTGGCATAAGTCACGAGGGAAAGAGTATTTCGTTGAAATGTGCAAGAATTACCCTTATGTGGCTATTGGTGGCATCGTGACTAAAGAGATACCTATCAATAAATATGAGAAGTTATTTCCTTGGTTCGTAAAGACAGCACATAAATATGGCTGCAAGATACATGCCCTTGGATATACAAATATTAGAGGATTGCATACGTATCACTTTGATTCCGTGGATTCTACAGCTTGGCTTTATGGCAATATGAGCGGTTCTATATATAAGTTCAATGCCAAGAACGGAACTATGGATAAAACCAAAGCACCTGAGGGCAAGAAACTTCGCTCAAAGTTGGTTGCTGCACATAATTTCGGCGAGTGGGTACGCTTTATGAAGTACGCTCGTGCAAGATTATAAAAGATAAATATTTAAATTTTAATTAGTTATGAAAGATTCATTGATTATTGTATCAGGAGGTATGGACTCGGTAACTCTCCTGCATGAGAAGAAAGAGAACATTGCTCTCGCTATTTCTTTTGATTATGGCTCTAACCACAATCAGAAGGAGATTCCTTTTGCTAAGTTGCATTGTGAGCGACTTGGTATCAAGCATATTGTTATTCCACTCAACTTTATTCACGATTATTTCAAATCCTCTCTCCTCGAAGGTGCAGAAGCTATTCCCGAAGGCAACTACGATGATGAGAATATGAAATCAACCGTAGTTCCTTTCCGTAACGGCATTATGCTCTCTATCGCTTGCGGTATCGCAGAGAGTAACGGATTGAAGAAGGTGCTTATTGCTAACCATTTCGGCGACCACGCTATCTATCCAGACTGCCGCAAGGGCTTTATTGATGCCATGTCAGAGGCTATGAAGAATGGTACTTACGAGGGTATCAGCATTGATGCTCCTTACACCAACATTACGAAGACAGATGTTGCTCGCCACGGCAAGAAGCTTGGCATCAACTACGCTGAAACTTGGAGCTGCTATAAAGGCGGTGAGAAGCATTGTGGTAAGTGTGGAACTTGTATGGAACGCAAGGAAGCTCTCCGTGATGCTGGTATCTCTGACCCAACTGAATACGAGGATGAGTAAGGCAAGCGGTAATACAAGGTTACTTACACCAAAGCAAAGACAGATAGATAAGGCTCGGAACGAATATAATCAAATCGTTTCGAGTTCCTTGGTTGATGCTTCTTTATCATTTTTCTCAGAACAGACGGGTGCTCACGCTATCTTTATGAAAGGACATAATCATACTGATAAAATCGCTGATGCCGAAGCAGAATTGGAAGTGGCGAGAGCTATCGCAGATAATGGTATAAATGTTACACTTACTCCTGAAGGCGATAAATATACGATGTATGCAACCAATGTAAAGATAAACAAGGATGGTTCTAAAAAGTATAAATTCGCAGAAGGTTTAATGGCGACATATACCTACGAGCAGAAAACGCCTACTGAGATTAATTCTTCTGCAGAAAGTTCGGTTCGTCTTGCTATTAATCATGCAAATGATAAGCACGCACAGATAGCATTGATATATGATAAGCATTCACTCTTTCATACCAAAGATATTGAGAACGGAATGAAACTTTATCAATCAAGGCATAAAGCATGGAAGACTAAAGGTGTAAAAGCTGTTGTAGTAATTAGCAGTAAAAAGATACTATACGAACATCATTTCGATGAGTAAAAAGCAAGGAGCATAAGGCGATGCCACCATACTGTGCTCCTAAGACAAAAGTCGGGCTGCTGACATCTTCGCTACCGACTACCCTTTATTAGGTCGCAAAATTAAGAATAAAAATTGAAATAACAAAATAAAAGAAAGGAAAATTATGTATTACGTTTCAAAAAGAATGGAGATTGCCGCTTGTCATAAGCTGAATCTCTCTTATGAAAGCAAGTGCGCCAACCTTCATGGGCATAATTGGATTATTACTGTCTACTGCAAGGCTGAAAAGCTGAACAAGGATGGTATGGTGATGGACTTCAAGCATATTAAGCAGAAGATTCACGGCTACCTCGACCACGGCAACCTCAACGAGCTTTTGCTTTTCAATCCTACTGCTGAGAATATCGCCAAATGGATTGTTGCTCAGTTCCTAGAGTGCTACAAGGCACAGGTACAGGAGAGTGAAGGCAATATCGCTGTTTATTGTGACGATGATAAAATTGACGGAAAGGAGGCTCTCTAATGGCTAAGTATAAAGTAAACGAAATCTTCTACTCTATCCAAGGTGAGGGAAGACATGCAGGCAGAGCGGCTATCTTCGTCCGCTTCTCGGGTTGTAACTTGAAGTGCCCTTTCTGTGATACTGACTTTAAGAAGTATGAGGAAATGGGGGCTATTGATATTCTGAATAAGATTCAGTTGCTCTCACCTGATTGCAAGTTCGTTGTCTTTACGGGCGGTGAGCCTACATTACAGGTGGATGAGGAGCTTACTACCCTTCTCCAAAATTGGGGCTATTATATTGCTATGGAGACCAACGGAACGCACAAGATTCCAGGCGGTATCAACTGGGTTACTTGCTCTCCTAAGTGTTTATTCGTTAAGGGCGCAGAACCTATCATCAAGATTGCTACTGAAGTGAAGGTTGTCTTTGATGGCGAGCACGAGATTACCGATTGCGGTATTGATGCAGATTACTACTACGTTCAGCCTTGTGATACAGGCGATGCGAAGAAGAATGCTGAGATTCTGAAACAGACAGTTGCTTTCGTAGAGGCTAACCCTAAGTGGCGACTTTCTTTACAGCAGCAGAAGATTCTCAATGTGAAGTAAATCATTTCGCCTATGAGCAAGAATAAAAAGAAAACCCCGACAAAGTATCGTCCTATCTGCTTTTATTGTGGTGGGAAACTTTGTTGGGATTCATCAGGTGACCGCAGCGAGGATGATGATTCCGTAGTGGATTACTATCATTGTATGCAATGCGGTACTTCTTATGAGGTATATGAGCCTAATGAGGAGGAGAAACAAGATTATAAAGAATATTGGAAAGGTAAATAATATGGCTAAGATTACAAAAGAAACAGCAGAGAATCATATCAAAGAACTCTTGGAGTATATCGGCGAAGACCCTAATCGTGAGGGTTTGAAGGGAACACCTGACCGCATTATCAGAATGTGGAAAGAGATATTCAGAGGTTACGACCCATCACAGAAACCAAAGATTACCACCTTTGATAACGGCAAGGATGGTACTGCCTGTGATAACATGGTTATCGACCAAGGTGATTTTCATTCTAATTGCGAACATCATTGTGTTTGGTTTTGGGGCAAGTATTGGTTCGCATATATTCCGAACCCAAAGGGCAAAATTATCGGTATCTCTAAGATTGGTCGTGTAGTTGATTACTGCTCCGCTCGCTTACAGATACAGGAGCGATTGGTACACGACATCGTAGATATGCTGAAAAATGCTCTCGGTAGCGAATACCCACCACTTGGTATTGCTCTCGTGATGAAGGGTCATCATTCTTGCAAAGAGTTCAGAGGCGCAAAGAAGAAGGGTATTATGACCTCTTCTTACCTTGAAGGTGCATTCAAAGACGACCCGCAAGTGAGGGCTGAGTTTATGAACCTCGTAAATGGTGATAAGTATGAAGGTTAAGTCAGTCAAAACACAAATCTTGGAGGAAGTGGGTTTTCTGCTTCCTACCAAGAAACTTCTTTCCTCTAAAGAAAAGGTTGAAATCATGGAGCAGTTTTTGATGATGCCAGCTTGCGAAGTGGTGAAGCTACAGCAAGATGGGCGTAAGGCTGTTTTTGTTCAGCAGATAGCAAAATTGCTCTATAACAACAATCTCGGAGAGTACTTTAATGTACTGAAAATGTGCCGAGATATGGCAGCAGAGGAAGAAGAAAATAAAGGTGCTTTTCTTAAATAAAAGCTATTGTTGGGAATAAATTAGGAATAAAAGTTATTAATATGCCATTATCAAGAGATGAAAGCAAGCGTAAAAAACAGCTTGCAAACCTTGAAAAAGGTAAGTTTAAAAAAGGTGGAGTTGGCAACCCGAAGGGCAGACCACCAAAGCCTAAGACGATGTCATTGTTCATCGAGGAAATGAAGGAGAAGGGTTACGAAGTGCCTTCCTCTCAGATTATCGCAGAGTCTTTTCTGTATATCGCTACGCTGCCCGAAGATGAATTAAAGGCGGTGTTGGCTGATAAGTCACGCCCGATGATGCAACGCATTATTGCCAAGGGAATACTTGATAAGAAAGGGCTTGATGTGCTCGAAAGAGTTATTGATAGAGCCTACGGAAAGATTCAGCGTATTGACCTTACAAGCAAGGGCGAGCAGATTAAGCAAGACCCATTGCAAGTACACGTTGTTACCAATAATGAAGAGTATCAGAAGATTCTCGCTGAGATTCAGAAAGAGAAAGAAAAGAAGGATGCTGAGCCAGATAAAAATATAGGAGAATAAATATATGGAAATACAGAAGAAATGGGCTATGCCAAGTGGTGATACTTTCGGTATAAAGCCAATCAAAGAACTTTTTGATAAATATAATAAAGGTGGTGTTATTATTGACCCATTCGCAAAGGATTGCAAGCTCGGAACAATTCGCAATGACTTAAATCCGAACTGTGATACTCAGTATCACCTTGACGCATTAAAGTTCCTTCAAGGGCAGAAATCCAACTCTGCTGATATGGTATTATACGACCCACCTTATAGTGTTACACAAGCATCTTTGCTATATAAGGATTTTGGTAAAGAGAAATTGGAGATAAATGTCTCTAATGCCAAATATTGGTCTTTATGTAAAAAGGAGATTGCAAGAATATTAAAGAATGAAGGTATCTGTATTTCTTGTGGTTGGAATACACAAGGAATAGGAAAATGTAACGGAGCGGTATGTAAAGAGATTCTTATCGTAGCACATGGCGGTTCGCACAACGATACCTTAGTCACAGTTGATGAGATAAAGAAATAAGAGTAGATAAAGGATAATAGAGATATGCCGCACGTATATTTAGCAAAGAACTACATGAGGGTAAAGGCAGCGAAAGAAGCAGGGTTCACAACTTGCTCTCTTCAAGGAAGCTCACGTTCTGCCAAGACCTACTCGGTTGTGCAGTTCCTTTGTATGTTTTGCTTCAACTATGCTGGAACGACCGTTTCCATCATTCGTGCTGGTATGCCTTCCATTAAACGAACTGTCTATCGTGATTTTAAGGATATAATGCTTAGTTTTGGTTGGTGGAATGATAAATGTATGAATAAATCGGAGTTCGTTTATACATTCCCTAACGGCTCTTGGATTGAGTTCTTCTCCACCGATAATGAGCAGAAGGTGCGTGGTTCAAAGCGTAAGATACTTTTCGTAAATGAGGCGAATGAGCTTTCTTTCATCGAATGGCAGCAGCTACAGATGCGTACCACGGAGTTCTCTATCCTTGATTATAACCCTTCCTTCTCAGAAGACCATTGGATAAATCAGGTAAACGAAGAAAAAAGCACTTATTGGTTTATCTCCACTTATAAGGATAATCCTTTCCTTGAGCCAAAGGTTATCGCTGAGATTGAGAGCCTTAAATGGAAGAATCCGAGCCTTTGGCGTATTTATGGTTTGGGATTGCGCTCTATGGTTGAGGGCTTGATTTTTAAGAATGTAGTCATTGATGATTATATTCCTATTCAAGCGCACAGACACCGATACAGAGGTATTGACTTCGGTTACTCCAATGACCCTACGGCGATTGTTGATGTGTATATCTACGGAAAGATTATCTATATAGATGAAATATGCTATCAGACAGAAATGCTTGCTTCTGATATTATTAGAGTATTGAAAGAGGATAAAAAAAATATTGAGGTAATATCAGAGAGTGCCGACCCTCGTCTGATTGATGAAATCTATAATGCTGGTATTGATATAAAACCTGTAAAGAAGTTCGCAGGTTCTATTCAAGCTGGTATTATGAAGATGCAAGAATACACAATTCATATAACAAAACGCTCTACAAATGTAAGAAGAGAATTTAATAATTATACCTACCGCCAAGATAAGGAAGGAAAGTGGCTTAATGAGCCTATAGATATGTATAATCACGCTATAGATGCATGCCGATATGTTGTTATGGAGAAGTTATTGGGCGATTATGGCAGCGGAATGCAAGCCGCCGACATTCTCGGTCTGATGGGTTAAAATCGAAATGCTTATGAAACGAATATATGATAAACAGCCAAGGGAGCACCATCGTAAACGCTCCCACTATAATAGCAGAGGAGTAGCCAAATTATCCTTTGATAATGAGAAGGTAGCCGCAAGATACATAAAGAAAAAGCGGCTGCTCGGTTACTCCGCATACCTTTGCAACGAGTGCAATCATTGGCATATTGGAAGATTGCCGAAATAGGCGTTTTTCTTTTGTTTACACAGGGTTTCTTCTTTATACCTATATAAGTTATATTATTGCTAACTTTGCCTTGTTATAACAAAAAATATTCATATATGAGAGCAATAGAACAGATAGTAGCAATACAAGATGCGAACACAGTCCGCTCGGTATTGACAGCAAGGAAGAAAGGCTTTAAGACACCACTGAGTGCGCTTGAAGAACAATGGAATCCGTCAAAGCATAAAATCTTTGATGAGGATTTCCGTCCTAAGAAGCGAATCAAAGTACCTACGGGTCAGTATGACCCTATCACACAGAAACCGATTTATAAGGATAAGAAAGTTGAGCCAGTAAGAATCGCTATTCCTGCTCAGAAGTCAATCGTAAATCTTACTGTGGGTTTCTTGCTTATGAATGCCGTTACCTATAAAGCTACGGCACATGGTGTTGATATAAAGAAGATGAACGATAAGCAGCAGAAGCTATATGACGGCATCATGCACTGCTATCACGACAACAAGATGAAGTACTTCGATAAGCGACTTGCCCGTACCCTCTTCAAGGAATGTGAGTGCGCCGAGTTATGGTATATGCCAACAGACACAGAAGGTAAGCTCCGAGGTGAAATCCGAGTTCAGTTGCTTTCGCCTTCAAACGGCGATAAGCTCTACCCTCATTTCAACGACTTCCATATCATGGACGGCTTCGCCCGTGAATACTATGTATATGATGAGCTTGGAAAATCTGAGCTACATTTTGATGTATATACAGATAGATTGTGCTACCAGTACACTAATATTGACGGCGCAGGTTGGAAGCTTATCTCTGCCCTACCTCATGGCTTCACCAAAGTGCCTGTCGTTTACTATAGACAAGACCAAGCAGAGTGGGAAGATGTTCAATGGGCTATTGATAGAGTGGAGACTTGTATCTCAAATTGGGGTGATACGAATGACTACTTCGGCACTCCCAAGTACTTTGTCAAAGGTCAATTGAACGGTTTCGCTGAGAAGGGCGAGCAAGGTGCTGTATTCCTAGGTGGTAACGATTCAAGTATGAACGTCCTTTCTTGGGATAAATCACCTGAGAGTGTGAAGGGTGAAATTGCTTATCTCTTCAATATCATCTATTCATTTACCTCAACAGCCGACATCAGCTTTGAGAATATGAAGACTTTGGGCAGCAATACCTCGGGTGCGGCTATCCGTTTGATGTTCACCGCTCCTTATATGAAAGCGGATTTGAAGACAGAAATGTTCGGTGAAATGTTCACTCGCCGCTCAAATATAGTAGCTAACGGCATCTGTAATACGGGAGTTTACGTAAAGGGTATCGACCAGAGTGTTGCTGAGCAGATTGACTTTGAGCCAGTCTTCAAGCCATATCTGCCAAAGAATGATGTTGAAATGTTGCAACTTATCACTTCATCCAATGGTGGTGCGAAATCTACCTCTAATCGCCGTGCCATCGAACTTAACCCTCTCAATGATGACCCTGATAAGGTTGAGGAAGAAATGAAGAGTGAACAGGAAGAAGCATTGGCGCAGCAAGCAGCCCTTTCGGGACTTGGTAGTGCCGCAAGTGGAAGTCAGTCAGTTTCCAATGAAGAAGAGGAAGAAGAATAACTATGTCTAAGAAGCTCACATCAAAACAACAGAAAGAACAACTGAATAATCTGTTCGCCGTTTACAACAAGCGGTTGGGCAGATTATACAGCGATTATGTCAAGAAGCTCACCTCTCTTGGCTATGGAGAAGATGTGCTCGAAGATGATGCGCTTTTTAACTTTGATAACTTTCCGCAGTTAAAGGCTCGTTTGAACGACATCTTTAATGATTACTATCAGAATAGCCTTCTTTGTTATAAGAGCGGCATCACCGATGGCGTTGCGTTGGCGTATAACCACGATGAAATGGTTATAGGCGGTTATTCCGTGCTTACTGATAAAGCTATAAGGGTTGCAAGAGATACCGCCGCAGCCACGTTTATTTCAAATCGCTTGAAAACAAAGAACGGATTGAATCTCGCTCAGATTATTTGGAACTACTGCCAACAGACGAAGAGCGAGTTTGAAATGGCTATGAGTAATACCATTGCGGACGGAATCAAAAAAGGCTCATCAGCAGAGGAAATAGGCAAAAGCATACGAAAATATCTCAACGACCCAGATATGATGTATCGCCGTTATCATACCATCAAGGTTCAGAAGAACGGAAAGAAGAAAGATGTGGTGACTTGGCGCAGACGTAGAATCATTGACGGCAAGGTGCGCTTTATTGAAGAGCCTTTGGAGAAGGTAGGTATGGGTGTTTACCGCTCGGCGAGAAAGAACGCTCTCAGAGTAGCAAGAACTGAGATAAATTCCGCATATCATAAGGCAAGAAATGAGCGATGGCAGAACGAACCATTCGTTATCGGTCAGTATATTCACGTATCACCACAGCACAATATAGATGATATATGCAATGACCTTGAAGGTCGCTACCCAAAAGATTATGTATGGATTTCTTGGCATCCTCAATGTATCTGCACCTCAGACCCTATCACTATACAAGGAGAGGAGAAGAAGGAGTTTTATAAACGCTTGATGGCTGGCGAGGATATGAGCAACTACGTATCCCCTTTTGCCGTGCTCACCATGCCCGAAAAGTACAATCAATACATTAAGGATAACTCCGAAGCTATCGTAAAGGCTGGAATGAAGGGTAAATTGGCTTGGCACTTGCAAGACAACACAAAGTATTGGGCACATCTTTTAAGCCCGTCAGACCGCAAGAAATTGGGGTTAAAGGCGGTTTCTTCTAAGGAGCTTATACTTGCGAAGGCAAAGGAACGCCACGCCCTTAGAACTAAGGAGCAGATAGATAAGATACAGAGCCGATGGGATAAGCATAGACGTGACTATTACAATGGCTTGGTTCATAATCTGCTCGGAAGTAAATCTGTTACGGATATAAAGAGCCAAGACCTCTTTGAACGTTACTATGCTATCCGCTACGCAATCAAGGACAAAAAGAGTGCTTCTGAGATAGCTTCTTTGTTTGATAGATTCAAGCGAGGTTATCAGACTAAACTTGCATGGACTGACCGCAAGGTTGCAATGAATGTTATGAAGGTGGCTGCTAATTACGGAGAAACCGATGTTTCTTCCGTTCTAAGCGCATTAAAGTCTGCTAACTATACATTGGCTAGAAAAGAAGCGAAAACGCTCGCAAACGCCATTTCTGCTATCAAAAAAGACGAGCTATCACTTTCCACTCTCATCCCTGATGTCAATAAGTGGCATAAGCAGTTCACGTCACAGGAATTGCACGGAGTATATGATGCCGTAGAAGCGAAGTTGGCTCAATGGCAAAGCTTGACGCTTGAACAGCAAGCGAAGAAACTACAATTTGAAGCTATTGATTTCCTTGGCGGCAATATGCACGGGGTTCAGCAGAAGTATGCCACTTGGAAGGTATCGCAAGCGGCATATCTAAAAAAGCTTGATGAGGTAAATACGGCGATTGATTGGATAAATATCAATAAAGCTTATGCTGACGTAAAAGGCTATAGTACCCAGAGTAAAGTCTATCACAAGATACTCTTTGACCTCAAAAATGCTATGGTCGCACAAGATAAAGACTTGGCGAAACAGCTTATCCAAGAGGCGCAAGATAAGAAGAACTCACTCATTCAGTTAAAAGCTAAGAGAGCAGCAAATAAAAGCGGAAATGGTTCAATCCCATTCGATGCCGACGCTTATTCACAAGCGAGAAAAGATGCGGCTGTTTGGGCGAAAAATACAAAAGATGCCGATGATGTTCTTAGAGCAAAATGTGGTGAGGTATGGCGCAATGCAACCGATGAAGAAAAAAATGCTATCTTTGGATATACGAGTTCGTACCATAATATCAATGAACCTTTGCGTGGTCTCACCTATTATGGTTCAGCAGCAGACACACAGCTTGGTTTAGATAGAATCCCATTGATGGAAAGCATCATCAATAAATCATACTACGATAAAGATATTTGGCTACAACGAGGTGGAGGTATGGTTGAGCTAAAAAAATACGGCTTATCCAATTATGCTTACGCTACAGATGCAGAAATCATGGCTCTTGTTGGCAAAGAAGGTACGGAAGGAGCTTTTACCTCTGCTGGCGTGGCAAAAGGTAAAGGTTTTGGTGGAAATGTTATCACCAATATCTATGCACCTAGAGGAACGAAGATGATGTATGCTGAGCCGTATTCGAGCTTCGGAAATGGTTCGGGTCGCTCTTGGGATGGAATCGCAAAACAATCTACTTTCGGAAGCGAGAGTGAAATCATCCTACAGCGTGGAACTACATTTAGAGTTACTAAGGTAGAAAAAAGCGGTAATACCTGGTATATAGATGTTGAAGTGATAAATCAAGATGTACTTCCATTCCCGTATATCGGTGGTTATCCATACAAATAAAGAAAAGCCCCCGTTATTATTCACGAGGGCTTTTCTTGTAATACGTCTTATCATAAAAATCCTTGAAACTCTCAACGCCTTCCTTCATTGGAAGTTTATTAAGATGCAGATAGCGGTTGAATAAAAGGGCTTTCAATGTAGCAGGGGTATCATCTGTATCATTGAAGGTTCTTAACCCTACCGCAATATACTCATTCAACATTTCATTAAGGAACATTTTCTGTTGTCCTTTATAAACTTTCAAAGTAAATTCTACCCATTTCTTTTCCCATTCCCAAAGAAGTGCTTCAATGCAATCTTTCCAAGGGTTTTCTGCTTCACCTTTGAAGTATCGGCAGAACTTGATTAAATCTTCCTTACTCATATCCATATCTCCTATTTTAATGTTAATAATTCGCAAAAATACGAAGAAATATTGAGCTATCCAAATATTTTTTATTACTTTTGCATTAATTGTTGTATCGAGTGCGTATCTCCTATGTGCTCACAACGTTAAACAAAATTATTATTTACATCTAGCATCGTCCTCATTCGTATCTCCGAGGGCGGTGCTTTTTCTTTATAAGAACTCTTTTAAAGCAACGTGATAAACGTCATACATCAAGCGAGTTACGTATAATACCGCAACCTTATCAACTACGAAAGAAGGATAAGGTTTACCCTCTTCAATGATTGCGTCCAATGACCATTTCGGGTACTTGGCTGAATACAGCTTCAATGCTTTCAGAAGCTCATTCAACCTTTCTTCCCCGAATGCTTGCTTTATCTTCTCCTGATTTCTGAGAGCGAAACGAGCCATAGATTAATTACTTTCGATAATTGTGAATACGTTCTCTATCATATCGTTACCGAAAAGTGTAGCTATAACATAAGTTTCATTTTTGTTTGGTTTAACCTTATCTATTAGACATTCTTCCATTCTAAAGACTTTCTTCAGTAAGGTAGTTCTTGCTAACTTTACGCTTTCAAAACTACCACCAAGTATTCCTTTTTCTCTATTCACCACTTTGCGGCGAGCGTTCTTTATGTTCACCTCAGTGCTATATGTTACAAGATTTATCTGATACATAATCTATATTTATTTACTTTTCTACTTCATAAAGATATTGAATATCCCCACCACCAAGAGTGAGGATAACCGAAGGCTCGCCGAGCATTGGTTGCTTATGGAAATCGCACCAATACCAATGATTCCGTTTCAGCTTACCTTCTATCACATTCAGCTCCAAATCATTCTTTTCAGGAGCTTCAAGATAATCCTTGCCCTGTCGCATATCCAAGCGATGTAAGGCTAAAAGTACGTTAAATGCTCTCATATCTTACTCAGCTTTATCAACGACAACAAGGTTTTCTAATCTAGCCAAGAATGTGTGATAATCATCCTCGCAGAGAATCACTTGACCGCCCGTTGGTGTGGTCTTGCAATTAAGCTTTATAGATGTTACTATATCGCCATTTCGTGAAGGTTCAACGTAAGCGATATTATCTATATTAACAAGGGTACAATGCCCTTTATACTTTACCTCAATAAACTTTGTCATAATCTTAATTATTTATATCCGCATTTAATACCAGAGCAGCAGCCACCTAAATAGAAGTGGCAGAAGCCTAAGAAATAGTGCTTACAATGCTCATTTATCTTAATTTCTTCCTTTTTCATAATTGAATGAATGTAGCAGTTTATTCTTCTTAAAATCATAAGAATAGCCCTTATCCTTCATTATCCCTAACAAGTAGTCTCTTTCTGTATTATTTGCTTTCCTTAGACACCCTGTAGAGTACTTTACATTCGTAGAGGTATTGCCTGCCCCTATTCCTAATTTTTCGAATATGAAAGAATACTTAGCGTGAGCTTCTATCCAATCTTCGTTATGTACTTTATGTAGGATGAAGACACAATGTTCTCCTCTCCAATCATTCTCCAATGTTAAAATATCGCCTTCTTTATACATATCTTATTCACATTCATCTAAATATTCACACCAAGCCTCTTTAAAGACTTTATTTAAACGCTCATTCTTCTCAACCTCTTCGTAGGTAAGATTAAGCGGTGGAAGCGCATCTTGCGGTGTATATGTATATCCGCATTCATGGTTAGCGAACTCATATTTGAATGCTGATTTAAGATTATCATCATCCTTTAAGAACTCTTCAAGCTCTTTCTGTGTTCTCTGAAAGTGCTCCTCAAAAAGATGGGTATCTTTCTTTAAGCAATAGCAACCACCAACGAGCATATCTATCTTACTAATATCTTCGGCGTTGGTGGTAAGCCCCCACTCTTCCATCATTTTCTCGAACTGCTCTTTACCAAAAGCAGCTTTCATGGGCAATTTATTGAGCTCTTTCTGATGCTTCTTCTTTAATTCTGCGTATTTATTCATAATTGTATCTCCTTTTAAAAATTGTTCGTATTCAAATATGATAGATAGGCATTACAACCTAATCTGCCAAACTTTGAGTTGTAGCAAGTGTTATACTTCTCACAGCTATAACACTTGCTTAGAAATTCTTGCTTACTCATATCCTTTAGATTTCAACGACTTCAATACCTTTCTTTGGATTCTTGGTTGCTCTATCCAAGCTAATCTTGCCATTGAATACTCCCTTTACGAGAGCATAGAATGTAGTGCGCTTGATACCATTTTCCTCAGTTGTAGGAACTTTGCCGTATCGTTCGCATTCAATACCCTTATCGGTAAGAATGGTATTGATTTCCATTACGCCGTAGTAGGATTCCTCGAAACGCTTCTGAATGATTTTGCCGCATACCTTCACCTGATTGCCCTTCTGAACACTAAGCTCTGGCTTCAAGCTATCCTCATAGGCTTTCACAAGGAAGAAAGCATATACATCTTGCGCTTGGAAGCAATAGAAGTTCTTTGCTACCGCAAGCATATCCTCTTCAAATTCGGTCTTAGGCTGAATCTTTGCACCGAACTCGCAAACTGCCTTCACGTAAGCTTCATCAACCTTGAACTTTTTGCTATTCAAAATAGTGTCGATGCTATCCAAAGTAGCTGAGCGATAACGGATGTGTTCAACTTTTGTTCCTTTCTTATATACAGGACAAATATCATACTGAGCTTTCGCCGCCATAATAAGGTCGGATTTAAGAATGGCATTCTTATAGCTTGAATCCTTTCTACCGCCCCATTTCTCAATATCACCAAATTCATCATCAGTAGCATAACTGATTCTGTAGTCGTAGAGTTCATAGAGCTTTCTTGTGAAATCTGACAAGAAGCCAAATCCTTTCAGACCGAACTTCTTAATACATTCGCAACCTACCTGTAGTTCCTCGCCCGTCTTCACGTTCTCAACGACATAAGCATTCTTGCACCAATGACCGCAGAAGTCACATTTACCATAGTCTGCTCCGTGCGCAGGGTTCTTAAAGACAAGCTCCTTGGTTGGGTCAGCAGGGGTAAATGCGTCATCCATATACGTTGCAATCAATCTCCAATCGCTTTCGTCAGGCATATTGATAACAAGGTCGCAAACCTCATGGAAAGCCTTTACGCAATGACCAGCCATTCCATCTTCTTCAATGACAGGATGACGGAAAAGCTTCTCATAAGGCTTACCTACTGAGTAGGTAAAGCCTTCAACGTTCTTCTGTGTCTTATCAGCAAACTTCTTCAAAGAATCAACTAATTCTGATGGAATAAAAGTTTTAATCGTATTCATTGCTCTTATGTTTTAGTCTAATAAACAATTCTTTCTTATCTTCGCCTCAATTTCATCCATTGTATAGACTTTGTTGTCTGTAGAAATAACAAATGTACCATCTTCTTGTGGAAGAAATGAGTATAGGTAATTACAATAGTATGTAACAGAAAGTTTTGGGTACTTATCAGGATAAGTAAACTTTATCTCTAGAGTGATGTAGCCATCTGCCTCTTTTACCAATACCATGAGTTTTTGTAAGAGCTCATAGCATTTATTATAAGCTTTTTCGTAATCTTCAAATCGTTTCATTGTCGTATCTCCTATATATTATTAACTAGTTAAGCTGCTCGGTTCTTGTATAGCAGCCCTTTATAGCATATTCTATACGCTTTTTCTCAGCTTCGTTATAATCAGAGCTAACGGCAACTGTCTGCCATTTGCCACCTTCGTAAATCTGAGCAACGTAATCAAAAACGTTAGCTTCTACTACCTTTCCGTTAATCATTGTAACTTCCATTGTTGTATCTCCTATAATTTAATCAAGTTTTGAAACCAGATAATCAATCTCCTCCTCACTGAGCGGAATCTTATTTATGCGCTTAATCTTTATGGTATTATCTGTTCCAATTTTCTTCATTGCAACTTTAAGTGGATTACCACCCTGTACTTCTGTTACAAGCAATTCCGCAACGAAGTCAAGCATATCTTGGTCGTGAGCTTTCTGCTCTTCATGTAACTTCTTTTCAAGCTCTTTTGCCTTCTCAGTAAATGAGCAACCCATTTCGATAGCGAAATCATCTTTGATATTCTCCATCATCTGTTCAATATCATCTTTGCTAAAGAACTGATTGAAGTATGTATCACCTCTTTTGTCGCCCATCAGAGCCATAAGATGCTTAATTTCTTCTTGCTTTGTCATCATTGTCGTATCTCCTATAATTTAATTATTAAACCTATTTATTAATTATTTACACCGCAAAATTAATAATTTCTTTTGAAACTACCAAATTTTCTCAGTATTTTTATTAATATTTTAATAGCTTTTAATATGTTAATATGTGAATTAAGGTTATTTTAATATAAATATTGCAATATAAATATATAGTAACCGAATTTTTGCTATCTTTGCATTCTGAACCAAATCAGACGAGTTATGACACAGATTTATGACGCATCACCAAAGGAGTTGGCGGCAATGGCTCAACGCTACCTCCATGATGGAATACCAAGCAGAGCCACATATTGCTACGAGCGGCTGATGTACCTCGGTCGCTTGCGAAGAACGGGGTATCTTCGCCTTGCCCTAGTATATACCAAGCAAGGAAAAGATAACGCCGCAGAGCGTATTTTAAATAGGTATCGTGCAATTTATAAATATTGATATGAAGCAGATAAAAAAAATATACATATTTGGTGAACTTCTCTTTTGTATAGCAGCTAACGCTCAACAGAAGATAACAAGCTTATCGCCTATACCTGATGTAACTAAACAGACTATCGAGCAATATATCTCTACTCATTCTATTGAAGAAATGAATAAAGATACGGTCGTATTATCTAATGTATATAGCCTTATAGGATATGATTATGAAGATAAATATCTCGGTGAGCTAACAGGTAGCTTTATTGTTGTTGGGCAAGATTACCAATATGAAGATTTAAAACTACAATGTAACGGAAAGCTTCTTTATATACTTACCGAAAATGGATATGAGCAAACACCCTTTAATGAAAAAATCATCAAAGAGAAGATAAGAGCTGATTTCACCCTCAATGATGATAATTCATACTTCTATAGAAATGATACCTTTGTCATAAGGGCTATAAGTATTAATGAAAGGACGCATATTTATTTACATTGTATCAGCTATCCTCAAAAATATATACTCGATTTTGATTCGGATAAAAAGGAAGCCCCCAAGATAGATAGAAACGAACTGATAAATATAAAATAATGACAGAAGAAGAAAAGAAGAAAGCTATGGAGACCTTTAATGCTCTCATAGAAGAAGCAAGGAAGAATAACGTCAATATGACGATGGACGAGATTAATGAAGAGATTCGGCTCGCAAGGGCTGAACGAAAGCAAAGAGAAAAAGAAAAGGCAGAGCGCAAATAGTGCCCTGCCTTTCTTATAGTAGCTGTATCTCCTATAATTATTTACACCTTGTTGTATTGCGTATCTCCTATTCACGCATAACATTAAACCTCAATACCGACTACATTATTGTAGATACCCTCTGGCAGTACGCCACCAAAGGCTTTCACGGCGTTACCGAGACCTTCGGCAATCATCGTACCCTCATAGCTATCATCAATACCCTCAGATACCAAGAACTTCATAGCTTTTTCCTGTACCGCCATAAGCTCTTTGAGCAGACCGATACACCGCTGAGTAGCATCATTATCAACTGTTACCTCTATCATCATATTCTGATTATCCATTTTTGATTTCTCCTATTCAATTAAAAGTTAGACTGATTGTTTTTAGATACAAGCGCAGCTCTCTTCTCGCCGTTGATTTCAGTGATGGCATCCTTCACATTAAAGTCGTTGTTATAGAGAGCAAGAATAAAACGCTTGCCACGTTGATTCCATACAAGGTTTACTTTTGTGCCCGTAGAACCATCACCCTTGATATAATTGTAGGTTCGGGTGCTTGCGAGCTGCCATTCACGGAACTTGCCCTTCAAATGCCAAGAACCTGATTGAAAATATTGAATACCTGCATTGGAAAGTTGTTGATTTAGTGCTCTTGCGCTGATACCGAGGTCATCAGCAACTTGTGTGGTGGTAAGGCAGTCCGTTGATGCAAGTGTATCATCGTAGTACTTTACCTTTGGTGCGGCAATAGTCAGTTCTTTCTGCTGAATGCCGATGGTCTGTGCCTGCTGTTCGGTCTGAGCTTCAAGTGCTCTTGTGTGCTGCTGCTCCTCTATCCAACGCTTTGCACACTCTATAGGGTCTTCAATCTGATAGCTTGCCAAAGACTGCTTAGATTGCGTCATGGAATAAGAACCCTCCTTGCGAAGAGTAGGTAACACCTCTTCAAATACCCAATCTTGGAACTTGCGAGCGGAAGGCTTGCGAGATTGGAAAATTACACGATAAAGGTCTGGTTCGGTGACAAAGAACATTTCCTGCTCTTGCATCTTTCCTGTTGCAGCACCATGAGATATAACTTCCGTTGCTACCTTAATTGAACTAATGTGGCAAGATTGAAGTCTATTTACTACCGCTCCAACTTGCAACCCCAAGGAATCACAAACATCCTTCAAACAGAACAAAGGTTCATCCTTCTCATTCCGTGAGGTTCTAAGCTCTCCAAACATAGGAGAATTAAAAATTTCTACGTTCTTCATTTTGCTTACTTTTTTGAACGTTAAACTATACAGACACATAAAGGGCGTACTGTTACCCTTTGTTCAATTCCAGTAAGCTAAAGGAACGCACACACCATTACAATGTATGCAAGGGACAATACGCCTATATCGTATTTCTTTAGAGAAGTCAGAGCATAAAAAATGCCCTTCCATATACTGAAAGAGCTTCTCAATCTCAATCAGCTTACTTTTATTGAACGCCGCAAAATTAAAAAGAAATCTGCGAACTACCAACTTTTTCTCCAATTATTTTCGATTCTAATAGAAATAAATCGGAATTAATAGTATTTAATAGCTTTCGTACTAAGAATCAGCAATTTATTTCTTTACCTTGATAAACTTATTATACTTATCTGTGATTAGCTGTCGTTCCTCTACCAGATTATCTACCTGTATAGTATGCTGATGAACAGCCCAATCATAATCAGCTTTGTTGTTTTCTTTGAATGCCTTGTCGGTTCTCTGTAACATCAAATCATCGTAGCCTTTTTTCTTCTCATTAAATGTGTCCATAACTGCCTGGGCGAAAGAATCAGTAAATGCTTTCTGTTCCTTCGCTGGCATATCATAGAGGTTCTTGTATGTGTCCATAACCTTATTGGCTTCGTCCATTGTACTGACTTTTCCGCTAAGAGAACTCTGTGTTCTGTTCTGCGCAGCGTTATTGCTGCTTATGGTGCGAGTACCACCGCTTGACTTGCTCATATTCTTTATATTTTAAATTGTTATTTTGTGCAAAGATAATCAATTCTCCTATTACTTACAATAGAACCAATATATGCTGTGTAAACTTTTAGAAGGGAGCAGCAACCGAGACCGCCGCCCCCAAGAGATACAACATATATTAAGATGAAATGATAATCAGTTTTTGACAATCAAACACAGGAACGGCGACTGCTGTATGATTCCATATTTCAAATTCCATAGAATTGAGGCATTCTTCAACAGTTATCGCAGATAGCTTCTTCTTTGTATATTTAGAGTAAACATCTCCATACGAAATCAGCCTACGCATATCTTTTTTATCCATACCCTACGCTCCTTTCTTGAATCTTTTTGCACCATCCTTGAGCTCGCAGAAGCCATCCTCCTCTCGCAAATTATAAAGAGCTTGCGTTTCTTCGGGCATACTATAAAAAGCCGAAATACGAGCCTTCTTTGCGTTGATAGGATTGTAGATAGTCCTTATTATGTCAGACCATACGTCGAGAACCCTCTTATCTTTGACGATATTATCACGGAACTTCTCTGCTTCATCGTGCATGATGTCGTATAAGCAGTTATCCGCTTGCGTGAATGCCATTTTAGCACGATGATTCTCGTAGCTTGGAGCAATATCAACTCCATACTCCCTTTCTGTAATCTCCATAACGTGTTTATGAGTATCATTAATCTGCTGTACAAGGTTCTGAATGGTGATAGCATAAGAACAGAGATAAGGGTTATACTTGCATTTAAGATTGCGAAGCTTATCTTCAATCATCTTTCGTAACTTCTCAATCTTATCCTTAATCAAATCCCACAGATAAGTAGAATACTCATTATAGTAATCCTCATCCATGTGTCGCTCATACAACTTCATCGTATCATGGATGGATTTCTGACAATCGGTAAAATGCCTTTTAAGATTGAACTTAAACACCTTCTTCTTATCAAAAATCTCCTTAGAGATAAAAAGGAAGCAGTCAGCCAAGATAAACTCCATATAGCAGCTTTGACAGAGAGTAGAATAAGCGTAATCAAGGGCTTTCTGAATCTGCCCGTTATCAATACCGCTCGGCACATAGATAACGGCTTTATAGCCCGAAACATCGGTTTCTACATATCTTCCTTTATCTATCTTGCAATCATTGTGATTGCCTAATAAAATAGATGTTTCCATACTCTACTCCTCCTTATCTCCATTACCTTGAATGAGGCAGGCAAATACGCCTACGCTCACAATAACCGCCATAAAAATAACAAATCCCATACCTTATCCCTCCTTTTCTTTTAAGAACCGCACAAGGCAGTTGTAATTCTGACTAAGGCAGTTGAGAATCTTAATTTGCTCACTACGTGCCAAATCCTCGAACTGTACCACTTTATCATTCTTATCCTTTATGGTCATACCGCAAAGGTCGCCACCGAGTTCAAGTGTGACTGTTAGACTAATATCTTTCTTATCCATATACCATACACTAATTAAATGATTGTATTCTTTGAAATTTCCTTCTCTTTATTATATTCAACGCTGGCTTGCTTATAGCCTTTCTTATAGCCCTTTACGAATGCTTCAGAACAAACCTTAAACATTGCCTCTGGGCAAGGATAATGGTTACACTTACCACAGGAGCGGTCTCTGCCATTCGTCGTGCGAGCTTTTTGGTCTAAACTTACTTTTGCCATAATCAATCAACCTTTAACAACTTCATAACCACGATTAACTAACTCTTGAACTAGCGAATCATCGCTAGCGTATGTAATATTCTGTTCCATAAAGGAAACTTGGTCAGCATCGCTCATTCCCTCAAAGAGTTCTTGAACATCAACTGAAACCTTTGTATCTACGTCAAATTTCATAAGCTACAGATTTATGATGATTATACCATTGTCAAGCAATACGCATCCCATAACGAATAGAATCATCAAGAATGCCGTGATGCCTAATCTTTCACTAAGAGTGATAACACCTTCTATCTTTCCGCTTATCGCCCCAACAGCGGTAACGCTGCTGAATGCGATAACTATTGCGCCTATAACGATTAATATTTCTCCTGTTCCCATTTTTCAACCTTCCATTCTTCTGTAATATCCATCTGTTCACGATATTCCTTTACCGCATTGGTAAAGTAAGGAGAGATATTCAAATCCCTAACGAAAGAGGTGATTGTTTCCGTCTGATGATAGTTATCACCTTGTACCCATCCATCATCCTCTTTAACGAAGCAGAAAACGGCAAAACAAGATTTTTGCTCGCCCGTTTCATTATTACATATCTGTTGTCTTCTTGCACAGAACTTCATTGTTCGTTCGTTATTGAATAGCTCGTAGCCATCACCCGTGCGTTGAGCAAAGGGCACTTCGCCCTTTGCTTCTATGATAAACTTCTTTTCTTCAATCTCTTCCATAATCATTATGTATTAGATACTTCTGAATAACTTTCATCTTTGCCGTAAACAACACTTACGTTGAGAAGATTGTTAAGTATGAAACCCATTCTCCAATTAAACCAAAGATAACCAATCTTCTCAGCAACCCTGATTGCGGTATCAGCATACTTCTTTGTATCACCCTTAAAAGGTTCTGAGCCATGATAGGAGAAGCCATTATCAAAGACTAGTTTGAATACCTTATTCTTAGGTAGCCGATACTTACAGAAATCATCATAAGGAAGAATATTTCCATCTATCTCAAAGCAAATCTGCTTATAATCAAGGAAGGAAACAAACCCTTTATGATTGATAGTAAGATTGCATCTTTTAAAGATAGCTAAGGCATCTTCCTCTTCCTTTTTACTAAGAATGCGATAATTAGTAAAAATTATCTCGCACCCGATTTTCTGCGGAACAAAATCAACGATAGCAATAAGTGGGCTAAAATTGCAATATGAGCCAGATTTTGCCATTCCTTGATTCTTCAAGAATTGTTCACTATCATACTTATTGAGATACACGATAGCCAAAGGAAACTTTTTCCTAAATACTACGTTTAAATCCTTAAATTCTATAAACATAAGCTTAATCAATAAAGTCGTTAAATGTAAGAACCTCAGATGCGCCCTCACGGAAAGGCTTCTTATCACACGCATACCCCATCCAAGAGCCGTAGTCATATACCTTATACATGTGATAACCAGCCTTTATCAACACCTTAAAGGCTGCTTCCATTTCACATCCATGTATTCTAACCATATCCTTATCATTGGCGTGTCCCCTAAAGCATGGATTGCTCAAACTAATACGTCTTGTAGCAGGTCGGCTACCATTATTTGAACCTGAGAAAGGATGAAAAGTACTCCAACAACTCTTAGATAAGAATGCATTACAGATTGCCTGTACGACCTCCTCTCTAACCTCTGTTGGTTGAACATAATCGTTTTGTGGTATATTTACCTTGATTTCCATAATTGTATCTCCTATATTTAAACGTTAATTATTTCTTCTTCATACATTCCTTCACTGCGTATTGGCTTTTAAGAAGGCATTGTGTAGCATTCAAGCCTTTCAAAGGAATGAATACCTCTACGATAGCATTCCAACGTCCTCTAAACGTACCCGAACCCTTTGCGTTGGCGATAAAAGAATCAACATCTGATTCACTAACCAAAGCACCTGAGTACTTGGTAATAACCTCGCCTGTGTATTTATTGATAATTGTAATCATTGTCGTATCTCCTATTTTTTAATTTCGGTAAACTCAATTTTACCATTCTCTTTAACCTGTGCGTGCCACTTGTTGGTTCTTACCTTACCATCCCAAAATGAAACAGTAGGAAGTACAACACATTCACCACGCTCTACAAGTCTTTCGTAATAACTTACAACCTCATCCCAACTATTGAAAATATGGGCAAATACCGTAAATCTGAATCGAGCAATTTTCTTTGTTCCCATTGTCGTATCTTTTAATTGTTAAACCATTTATTAATTATTTACACCGCAAAATTAATAATTTCTTTTCAAACTGCCAAATCTTTCTTGCGTTTTTATTAATATTTTAATAGTAATTAATATAAAACCAAAGAAATCCGATATTTTTACACAGAAAACTTATCTTTTATCCATTTTTCGATGGTTAAGATAAACTCATCCAAGGAACGGCAAATGCTGTACTGAAAGCCTAACCGCTCAACATCAGACTGAAATTTGGCTTGCAAATCAGATTGATATCCGCTCTTCGTTTTAACTTCCACAAATAGGACATTTCCATTTGCTATGATAATAAGGTCGGAGAAGCCAGCCAAAACGCCCTCACCCTTCATAATCTTCGCTTCAAGCGCACCTCGTTGTCCTCCGTTAGGGATGGCAGCAATGATGTAGTGAGGGTATTGTAAACGAAACCACTTCACCATTTGAATCTGAATCTGCGATTCAATGTGCCGTGGTTTGCTTCTGCCTTTCTTCTGGCTCTCCTTCTTTAAAAGCTCATCGTACTTCATTATTGCATTTCTTTAGCCTTAATATCCTTAACGAAAAATTCAATCATACGTTCATAATATTCTCTTCTTTCAAGATACTTCGTACAGTTTATCTTTCGCTTACATAAATCCACATTATTTTGAGCCAACAAATACTTATAGATGTAGAGCATCTTCAAATCATCAGTTCTGATAAACGCCAAAGTCTTTTCTTTGTAAGACTTTTTAAGCTGCTTATTGATTTCTTTCAACTCTTCGTTCTTTTTGATAAGACGACAAATAGACCTCTGTAAGCGATAGACAAATATCCACATGGCGATAAACGGCAAGAATAATATCGCCACAGACCAACCATCCTTCACCGCACTATTGATACAGCATCCCATCAGAAAGAATGCACACAGCAGCTCAGTATGAGAGCCGCACCAAGATAAAATCTTCTTCATATTGATATATTATTTATCAGTTTCTAATTTTGATACCTCGCTATTGAAGTACTTACGCATACCTACGTAAATCTTCAACTGACGAGAAAGTTCTTTGTTCTTTCTGAGAAGCTCATCACGCTCAGCAACGACCTTCTTATAATCATCATTATTCAATTCATTGATAGCCTTTTTGAATTGATTGATAACGTTATTACAGAGCACAAGTTTATTACTCTGCTCTTTCACCTTATTCTGTAAACGGCAAAGCTTGATTTGCATCTGTGAGTAATTTTGCAGTACTCGCAATACCACTCTCTCATAAGGCACGTCATTATTGTACTTTGTTTCTTTCATTCTTATTCTCCTTTCTTCTTTTTAGCATTTTCAAATATAGGATATTTCGCTATCTGAGTGATAACGATTTCTTGGGCTTCACGTTGCTCCTTGGTCTTCATCCATAGCAAGCAAGGACGGCGTTCAGGCATAGTAAGAGACGTTATCAGTCCTAACATTTCGTCAAAACTAAGTTCACCGCTACTTTTATCGCCTTGAAAGACCTCGAAGTAGCCATTATTATACTGTTTAATAATTACATCTTCCATATTATAGATATTTTTTAGCCTTATCGTAAATACTGAAAAAATATAATCAAGGCAAAGCTACTTCACCCCTTCTATATTTCTCCCAAAACTCTTTATTGTACTTAAACCCTTTCTTAAACCTATATCCGATAGTATTGCCTTTTTTGAATCTACAGCCATAGTTGTTACCTTCCTTAAATAACATCCTTTTATTACTTGATTTAGACATAATGTAAGCAATCTTTAAAGAGTGTATTTTTTTAGAATGAAGCCATTCATTATCCTTAGATACACCAAGTTGTCGTGCCTTATTCCTTACCTGCCTAAGTTTGCAGCAAAACTCTTCAGCGACCTCCTCATTTGTATGAAAAGGAAAGTATTCCTTGAATCTCTGCTCCTCTTCTTCGCTCCAGTATTTACGATGACCGAGATAACGAATATCTCCGAACTTAGCGACAAATCTAGGTGATGCAGGCTTTGCGCCTTTTTCCTTCAATCGCCGTCGAATGGTTTCATAAGGTATTTCAACCTTCTCGCTGATTTCTGTAATCGTAAGACCTTGTGCGTACAGAGCCAACAATTCATCATCTATAGAATGAGGATATTTCAGCACACAACACCCTTTATTACTTACTCCCATGCCAATGTTTTTAATTGTTCAATACTCTGATAAGAGATTTTACACTTTTTATTCTCGTAGCAACCATCTTTAGCAAGGGCATTCCATAAAGCATTAAGACAGATGCCAATCTTCTCTTTATCGTACTTCAAATAAATCTCTGGGCATGTACGAAAAGGTTCAGGCTTTTTGTCTTTCAGTTGAACCACAACGACCCTCTTTGCCCTTGTTGGTCTATTACTTAATTCTATCATTCATTCACCTCACTTTCTATCTGTTTCTGTGATTCACGGATAAGCAAGTCAAGTACCTTACTAATAATATTCGGATTCTTTATGCTGTAATCACCGATATTAGTAAGGAGTTTCACCTCAACGACCATTCCGTTATTTCGCAGCAGTTTATATTGAGTATTCAACTCTTTAATTTTATCCAACTTATCCATACAAACACTATTTACTATTATACGCAAGCATATACAGCCTACGATGCTCTTTATGAGCATTGTACCAAGCTTTAGCTCTTTCGATGCAAGCTTCACGATGCTTCTTATAGTAGGTCTTGCCGTATTTGCTTCTGCGCATTTTACGTTCTATTTCTGTCATAGTTACTTAATAGAGCGGAAGGAGATACTATAGAATAGACCTCCATCCGCAATTATATATTTCACAGCTTAAAAATCATAAGAATAGCAAGCGGAGCACCCTTCGGGATAATGAGGTTACGAGAGCGTGAACCGAAGTTTGTCTGCTCCTGTATCATTGTCTCGTCATTGATAGAGAGTACGAGCATTACCTCTCCTTTCTCTTCTACATGTGTAGAAATTACATCAGAGTGCTGTAAGCGGTAATCTGATTCCGTAGGAATGCCATAAAGAGCATTTGCTTTGATTGGAACAATCAAGCCACGATAGCCCTCTCTGAGAGTAATACACATCCTTACGGGGATTCGCCCCTTACGGGCTTCGATATTATTTGGAGCATAGATAGTAAATGAGCCTTCATTGATACCGAAAGGAAGCGGAACACCATCCTTGACATCAAAAGGATACCCATCCTCTTCTTCAAGCTCCACAACTTGTTCCTCACTTTGCTGCTGAGCCGTATTTTCTTGGCTCTGCTGAGCGTTCTCCATAGGCATATTATTGCCATCCAAATTCAAAGGCTGTTCTGCGCCATTTTTCTTAGGTCTTGCCATAATTTACTCCTCCTTCTTTTCCTCGTTAGACTTCTGTTCCTTCTCCTCCTTTGTCTTATGCTCGAAGACATCGTAAACATTGGTTTTGCTGAGACCGATGATTTCGTAGTCTATCATGGTCTTCCCCATCACCTCATCAATGTTACTGATTGCTCGATGCATAGACTTTGCTTGCACGAGATAAGTCACGTTGCTACGCTTCTCCTTATTTGACTTATCATCAATGATGATAAATTGCAATTTCGCCTTGTACCAGCAATCATCATCATCCTTATCAGAGAAGAATACCTCTCTGTATGAAGCCTCTTGCATCGACTTAACCTTAAACTCGCCGCTGATATAAGCAGCCATTTCCTCTGTGATTGCGCTCTCACCTTCCGTGAAGGATAAGGCATCAATCGCATACTTTTCGGTCACAGATTTCTCTGAGCCATCTTCTTGGGTCTTTTGGTAGCGGATTCCTACCTCAAACCAATTACTTTCTCTACTTCTCATATTTCTAATAATCTAAAACTAACTTAAATCCTATATCTAAGAAAGCTCTTACACTAAAAGGGCAAATCGTTCAAATCCTGCGCCTGTGCAAAAGGAGCTTCGCAAGTAGATGCTCCATTCTGAGCTTCAAAGTTTGCAGGTCTCAAGCCACCTAGAATAGGCATCGCCTTCTTCTCCTCATCTGTCATTTTCTCACGAACCTCTTTAGGCAACGACTGCTTAATCATGTGAGTTTCCTCATACTTAGGGTTCTTCAACGCCCAAGCGGTAAGGTCGAGATAAGCAGCCTTCGGACGATTATTTTCATCCGTACTAATGAAGATATTATTCTCTTCAATAGGGATAACCAAGCAGCGAAGCACTTCGGTTCGCCCTGGTATTTGCATAACGCCAGCTCTTTTGAGCTTCAGCAAGTTTAATTTTCCGTTATAATCTGTCATATTGTATAAATTTAAAAAACATAGCCCCAAGAGAGGGAATCGAACCCTCGCCAACCTCCGCTTATTAAGAGCTGCTTAGTACGGAGTATCTTCGCATACATTCTTTAACACAGTAGAATAAATGAACTTATATATATTCACCTCTTTCCTTTAGGGTTTGATAAGAATATCGGTATCACTACCATACAGCCCACGCACACCCGTGCGATTGGTTTTCCTCGGGATAAAAAGCCCTACCGCCGTAGGGCAAAAACAATAACCATAATTAATATCTATCTAACAAACGACATCTAACTGCCTCACGGCAATATATATCAGAACCTAAATTTAACTTTTCTAAAAGAAAGAGCCGACACCTCACGGCGGCTTAATGGCTCTTGTTATCGACATTTTCTATATTCAATCTTATATGTAGTTATGCGTTTGGAATCAATGTATCATGAATGAAGCTACTCATTGCCAAGTTCTGTGAAAGAATCATTGGCTGGTCGAGCTGAGTTGACTTATACATATCGGTAGCCGCATTGTACAAATCCCAAGCGGTAACCATATTGCGCTCGTAGTAGGCAATCATCATTTTCTCGGTCAAGCGACCAATCTGTGCTTGATTAAGAGGAATGACTTGAAGGTTGCGAATGCCTTTGTATTTCGTTTCAGCAGCAATACGGAGCGAGGTCAGCATACCGATAATGGTAAACATCTCCTGTGCCTTAATCTCACGATTCTTCATACGCTCAATCATTTCATCATTGGCATCAATGATGCCTCTTAGATTAGCGAGCCAAGCATCAGCACGTTGAAGAAGCTCATCGAGCTTAAAAGCTCCTCTTCTGCTATTGATGTCTGAGTAGGTAGCAGCGTAATGTTCAGCACTAAGCATACATTGATTGTGACAGATAACTACGTTTCTACCGATACCTAACTGAATACCCTTCTGATGGAATGATACCGCCATATTGGTTGTAATCTCATCATTACCCTCTCCTTTATCAAAGTCACGCAAGCGAATATTACAGAATACTCGGCGAAGGATATGAGCCTCTACAGCTCTATCACCCATCAAAGCTTCCTTCTCAGGCAAACGGGTAACACCTGGAGTATTGCGGTCTTTGTTATTAGCCGCAAAGAGGTCGTAAATCTCAGCCTTATAACCGTGCTTCTCACACAAGTCTTCCACCTGATGAATGAGGTCAAAATGATAGATGCCCTTCAAAGGCTTTCCGTACACATCATTCTCTTTCTCGGTGCGTTCAAGCTGGTCGATTGTCAGAATCTGTACCTTGGATGTCTCAAAATCCAAGAACTGATTCATGTTATCGCTCTTTAACTCTGGCTGCTTTGCAACCGCTACCTCTGCTACTTTTGGCTGTGCCATCAAATTCATTGCCATTGTGTTCATTGTTGTATCTCCTATTTTTTAATACGTTAAACAAAATAATTATTACTATATATACTATTAATCTTCAATATCATTGAGAACCTCCATGTGTTGCGTTTCTCCTACCAACTCAACATTCTGCGAAAGGTTCTTTGTGTTAAGGAATACCCATTTAGGTATGATGCAAAGATTATAGTTGCTATCTAAGGCATCATCCTTGATAATCAGTTTAGACTTAGGTATGAATACTTTAGTCTTACCTTCTTTTCCGTTGAAAAGGAAAATCTGAGCATTCTTTGACTGTTCCATCATCACATCTTTGCGACAACGGAATTTAACCAACGTTGTTACTATCTCCATATTACCTCCCTCTTCTAGTAAGCGAGCCAGATAGTGGCATACGCTAAGATAATTCCACTAGCGACAAGGACTGCTGCCTGTACCGCATTCTTTACATCTTCGATTCTCCAATTACTTGGATTCATCATGTCTTTTTCTTTTTTCATTTTTTTTCGTATCTCCTATATTAGTAGCAAGGTGGTTAGCCCTGCCGTTACCTTCCTTAGATTTCGAGTGACTGAACCTTGCGTACAATCATTGAAATATAATTGCTCTCCTTACCACTCTCCTTCATCTTCTCATTGGTTCGCTTATCAACCTCGAAGACAATTCTGCCTAACGTATGCCCGTTGCTACCATTATCAAATGTATGATAATAGTAATCGAGATTAACGTAAACCTCCAAGAAATCATCAGGTGTATCAACCTTATCTCTTATTGCAATACTGCCTTCCAAGTGAATCTCTTTAAAGAGCATTGGCATTGTCTGAAACGATGTACTTACCAACTTCTCATACTCGTTGCCTCTATAATCTTTTTCAACCTTTATAGAAAGCTGAGCGTTGATGCCCAAGCGATGAATGGTTGTCTCAACATCATTGATGATGTAATCTAAGACCTGCTTGCTTAAAATCTCTGTTTTCATTGTCGTATCTCCTATTTTTAATTTATTAATAATTTCTACATTAATTATATGTATCAAAAGCTATTTTATTAACTTTGATACCGCAAAATTAATAATTTTTTCTCAGACTGCCAAATATACTAATAGGTATTTTTAATTAATTAATACTTCTTATTAGTTTTTTAATAGATTTTAAGCGAATATCTCGGATTTTCTTTATAATTTTGCGGCATGAAAAGGAAAGTGCTATTTTCCAAGCAAAGAAAAGAATCATATATGCCCAATCAACACAAGTGAAAGGGTTCGATATACAAACCAAGCAGAATGATAGATAGCACCTTTCATCTGTTTGGTTTTTACATTAATATATATAATGATGAAAAGAATAAGAATAGGAATACAGGAAGCTAAGTTTGCTCTGAGCGATAAGAATCGCTTGGATGCCTTCTGTTTGCTTCTTAAAATAAAGCTCTTATTCCGCTCATCAGACCTTAATCTTGTGTCATATAATCATTGCGCCAAATTATTGCATATTGACAATAATAAATTGAAGAGACTGCTTGAATATGGTTGCAAGATAGGGTATTTCCGTTTTGAAGAGAAAAACGGAAAGAAGAGATTTATTGCACGCAGCATACATTCAAATGATGGATATAGTTATAAGCTTCGCAAGGATGATTTGACGAAGATGACATTCCCTGCTCTCAAAAACCTTTTGAGAAGGATTGTTATAGAGAACCAAGTTAGAATGCAAGAGGACGTAATCAATACGCACAATAAGGGGACGAATGGGAAGAATGTGAAGACTATTCGCAAGGCTCTCAAACGTGAAAGTCGTATGTTGAGGAAGAAGTTTAGCGATAACAAAGGTTTATCTTATGACAGAATCAAGGATGTTATCTTTGGTACGATGTATCAGGCATTCAAAGTCACAAATCAGCTTGTAAACAGAGGTATCATTAATAAGAGCACAAGAATCAAGGAAGTAAGGTGCGATGAAAAGGTATGTACCAATAATATGGCTATCACGGATATTGAAGGTTCGGTAATTGTGATAAGTGCAAAAAATAGAAATGCATTTTCCATTGAATCGAATATCTATCGTATGCAGATGGACGATGCTATATCAATATCTCATCACGGCATGAGAAGAAAGGAGGCAAAAATGTAGTTTATGTAAAATCAAAAATAATAAAATAAGGGTTGATGGCTTTAATTTAATTTATTCCCTTATTGGGGCGACAGCCCCAAAGATAATTAACTAACGGGCGCACGTATGCCCCCACCCGATTATATAATAACAAAGGAGATACGAAATGGAGAAAAATAAAAATTGGCTCGATACTTACCTCACACCAGCAAAAGAACTTGTTGGATATGAGTGCTATGTAAGTTGTGATTACGAAAAAAATTCCGCAAAAGGTCATTTTTCAGTTATCATCATTAAGAACGGAGAAGTTGTGATAAAAGAGAAAAATCACATCTATTGCACTTCAAAGGCAGTCGTTATCGTAGAAGCGATACTGTTTATGATGCAAAAATGTGAGAATGCCGATATTATCACAATACACTCGGAATATTTTAAAAATTACTTTGCCTTTTTCAACGAGGCGAGAAAGGCTAACGCACAAACAAAGAAAAACTATCTGAGCTTATACAAAAGCTTTAGAAAGGATGCGGAAGTTATCTACGACCTCACTACTTGGTATAAGAGAAACGAATATGATGATGAGGTTGAGAAAATGTTAAGTGATAACTAAACTATAGGAGATATGCAAGATGAAAAATGAAACGAAATTAAAGAAACTGATGTCTTTCTTAGACGAAAACGGCATCAAGCACACTACACCTCGAAAGAGAAAAGAGGGAAGTGCTCACCTCTTCATCGTTCAGTACATGATTGCTGTAAAGATAGAGGGTGAAGATGATACATTATTCTTCAATAAGCATAAGAGAGGAAAGCATCCTTTCTTTATCAGAACTTCGGAGACCCCGAAGTTTATTATCGAAAAGATGCAGAATCTGATTACGAGAATGATGTTGATACAACAAAAACATTTCATGGAACAGAAAAAGTAATTATATGGAAAGACTTAATTTTAAGGTAGAGTTTGCCGATAATGGGGTTATTGTCACAGATGATAGCTCTGGCTGCGTAAACGTCTATCAAGAAAAAGAAGACGGCAATTATCACGAATATACGAAGAGAGCAATCAGCGAATCCGTAGCTGAAACCATCGCTCATCTTTTGCTTGATGGCACGGAAAAACTGAAGCAGAAGTCGATTTATAAAATCAAAATTGAGATAAGATAATATGTCATACACAAAGAAAGAAAAGAAGCCCAATACGGCAGTCAAATATGAAGTCCGTGAGTTTATCCACGGCGGCATTGAATATGCAACAGACTGCCCTTTTGGTGAGCGTGGGCGATATACACACGCTCTGCATAAGGTCGGTGCTATCGAATGCAATCTTTGCAAGTATCAGAAGAAAAACAATACAGAAGCAAGGGTTGTAAGATGTATGCATCCATTATTAAAGGAATCAGCAGTTAATAAACCTTTTAAAAAGTAAGAGTTATGATAGAATCAATGAAGATACGTGAAGGGTTGGTGTTTACCTTGCCTATAGAACCAAATCAGGTGATTGTTATAGGTAACAACAATAGAATCTATGTTTACAATATTGAGGAAGGTAAATATGCGCTTATCAATGTGTGCCCTCTTAGATTGAAGGTAATTAAGGTTGATAAATCTATTGTAGAATGCAATATTATAGCAGACGAATACAATATTCCATATAAAGAGAATATCCCTATTCAGTTTGAAGAGATTGCCAAAAATGGTACGGCTATCACAGAGGAAAAGGAAGAAATGGTTAATCACCCAAACCATTACGCTTGGCTAAAGGAACTCTGCGGCATAGAGCCGATTGATATTTGCCGACACCTTGATTTCAACTGCGGCTCGGCTGTTAAGTATCTCTTGCGCAAGGGAAAGAAGGAAATGAATCTTTCCGAGCGTGAACAGAGAGTGCAGGATTTGAGCAAAGCAATCTTCTATCTACAAGATGAGATAAAAATATTAGAAAATCAAAAATAATAAAGATATGAAAGAGTTGATAAAGAAAGAAACCATGACCTCGCTTGAAATTGCCGAGGTTACAGGTAAGCGGCATTCTGATGTTCTTGAAGCTATCAGAAACATGGAAGCTGCTTGGGAAAAAGTAGCCCAACGGAAATTTCCGCTCGGCTCATACAAGGACGCAAACAACCAAGACCGCCCTTGCTACATTCTAAACAAAACCGAGTGCTTGTATGTCGCTACTAAGTTCAATGACGAGGCAAGAGCGAAATTGATTCTTCGTTGGGAAGAACTAGAAATCAAACAATGTGAGCAATATCAAGTGCCACAGTCATTTGCCGAGGCTCTGATGTTGGCTGCAAAACAGCAACAAAAAATTGAAGAACAACAGAAACAACTTGAAGCAAGCTCAAAGGAAATCGTAGAGTTGAACGGCGCTATATCCGAGATGCAACCAAAGGTAACTTATGTAGATAAGATTCTATCAAGCAATGAGACTGTAACGACAACGCAAATTGCACAGGACTACGGTCAGTCAGCAAAGGCGTTCAATGTCTTGCTTCGTAATTTTGGCATTCAACATAAGGTTGGCGGTCAGTGGATATTGTACGCAAAGTACCTTCCTTATGGTTATGTGCAATCTGATACTGTACCTATCGTTCATCGAAACGGAACGAATGGCTCGGTGATGCACACAAAATGGACTCAGAAAGGAAGATTGTTTCTTTACGAGGAGTTGAAGAAGCATGGCAACTTACCTCTCATAGAGCAAAATCAGTAATGAAGATAAGCAAGGCTCTTATCAGACAAATTCGCTGCGACCTCCTTTCGCATACAACCGATGCGGAGAAGGCTGCGGCGAAAACATGTACCCTATTAGGGTATAAGGTGATACCACAGCAACCGATAATCACAGGCAGAAAGCTATACTTCGCTGATATATATCTGCCTGAGATAAAAACGATTGTTGAGCTCGATGGTGGCTACCATTTTACTAAAGACCAAAAGCGCAAGGATGGTAACCGCTCTTCGGGTATATGGCGGCTCGGGTATCATGTTGTAAGATTGAGCAATCACGATGCTAGGAATCCAAAGAAGGTCAAAGCAAAGATAGATTTGATACTACGCAAGGCAAAGTAACCAAGAATATTGGTTATCTTGCCTTTTATTTTTGTTTCTTAATAACTATACAGAAACTAAAAGAAAACCGCTTAGACCGCAAGAAAACCGCTAAAAATTGTATTTGTTTACACAGCTTCTATTATTTACCATTATTTTATTAATAGAAATAGTAATTTTGCAATCGGAAATTATTTATTTATTAACGTTTAAAATAGAATTACTATGACAATAAAGGAAAAAGTGCTTACTTCTGCCAAAACATCATTTGCAAAGTATGGTTTGAAGAAGGATGAACTTTCAAAGCTGGTTGACCTGATTGTTGCAAGTCGTGGTCTAACAGATGAGTCAAAGGACGAGGATGTAACGAGTGCTATCACGGCAGTTGAACCTTATGTTGGTATGATGCAATCATCATTCAATCGTGCGGTCAGCGAGACAACGAAGAAATTCGATGGATGGATTGACCCTAACGACCCTAACCATAAGCCTACTCCACCAGTTCCTCCTACCCCTCCAGTACCTCCAACAGGGCTTACACAAGAGCAGGTTCAGCAGATGATTGCCGAGGCTACCAAAAGTACTCAGAAAGCAGTTAGCGATGCTGTAGCCGCAGCCATTGCTCCATACAAGGAAAAGGAAGAAAGAGCACGTCTCAATGACCTTTTCGGCAAGAGCGATAAGTTGAAGGATATCCCAGAGCAGTTCCGTTCACGTTATCAGCTCGACAAGGAGGAGAACCTTGAAACTCTTGCACAGCAATGTGCTGATGATTGGACTGCATTGAAGCAGTCGCTTGTTGCAAGCGGCAGTTTCGTTGAAGCTCCTAAGGCGACTTCTCCTGAAGACGAGAGAAATGATTTCATTAAGAGAATGCAAGGCTTTTCAGAGCGTAACGCTCCAAAGGAGTAGGACATTCTAAGGAATTATGTTAAACTCTTAAAAAGAAGAAAATTATGTCAAACAGAGGCTATTTTATGCATAGAACCAAGCCAGAGGATATTAAGGAAGCACTTTGGCTTGAAGAGCAGTGCCTTCGCCGACAGGGTGGTTACGACCTCGACCGCACCAACCTTCCAGCTACATTGAAGTTTGTTGCAAAGGGTACAATTCTCAGATTTGTAACTGGTGGTAAGGCGCAGGTTGTGAAGACTGCAAAGGCTGTAGACAAGGCTGATAAGGCTGCTACAACATTGAAGATTGCTAGCGGTTCTTTATTCCAAATTGGTGATAAGATTGCTGGTGCAACTATCTCGGCGATTGCTTCTAATGATGGTGTAGATACATTGACTGTATCAGCACTCGAGAATGCGGTTGCTAAAGATGCGATTGTATCAGATTATGACAAGACCAAGGACGTACTTCTTGGCTTCTCATACGATACTCTCGATATTAGAGATTCAGATTCTTCTATCGCAGCTACTCCTACTTTACAGGTAATGGAGGTAGAGGAAGATTCGCTCCCTTATCCTATTAATGACGAGATTAAGGTAGGCATCAATGCAAATGGTGTCGCTTTGTTTAAGATTCAGTAACCTTTAAAAGTGGAGATTATAGATTATGAATAGTATTTTGAAAGATTTGCAAGACCCAAAGTCTTTTCAAGCCTACATTGACGAATACATGAAGACTTCCACCTACAAGGCTGAGTGGAAGAAAGAGTTGAAGACTGTCGAATATTGTGCTGCAAAGGTATATCAAGCAAATATGGCAACCTATGCTGCTGCTATGGTCGGTTCTGTAGTCGCTAAGAACGCAGAGCGTCCATTGCATACCATGCCTGATTGGGGTCAGCTTACGGGCTCTATCGGTCGTATCGCCGATGAGTGGGAGCTTGATAACGACTACCTCGACCAGATGCACCTCTTGGAGGGTAAGTATAATGATATGTTGGGACGTGGCGGTTATACACAGTCACAGCTCGATGCTAAGTACGATGAACTTATCAAGTACTCATTCAAACCTTTTGAGTTGGCGGTTATCGCTCCTCATAAGCGTGTTGATATGTTGTACTTCGAGGGATTGTTCAAGGGTACTCAGACGGTATCACGTACCAATAACTCTAAGGCTAACGTATCTTACACCTTTGATTTGGGTGTTAAGCAGCTCTCTGCTACCACAAATTGGGGTGAGGAGAACGCAACTCCTATTGAGGATATTAAGAAGTTGAAGGACGAGGCTCGCAAGAAGGGTCGTAAGATTCTGCGTCTTCGTATGTCTGAGAACACATTCTTCGCAATGTGTAAGGCAAAGGAGATTAAGGAAACCTTCCGCTTGAACCTTGGTGAGATTACCATCAATCCTGCTGCACCGATGATTAGCGTTGAGCAGATGAATATCTACTTGCGCTCTATTCTCTTTCCAACAATTCAAATTGATGAGGATAAGTTCGTTGAGCTGCCTGATAAGACTGTTTACAACCTTATCCCAGACAACCGAGTTGTTGCGATGTGCGCCGACAAGGTAGCTGTGCCTAAGTGCGCAGAGAGTTTGGAGAAAATCGACCCAGTACCAAATGTTTCTTACTCTACATACGATAACAACCTTGTCGGTTATTGGAGAGATAAGAAGGGTTATCACCTTACCAACGAAATGTGGATGCAACCTGTATTCGATGGTATTGAGGACTTCTTTATCTTGAAGGTTGGTGCTTAATGCACTGACCCTCAGTTATGAATATATTGATTTAATAAGTGAAACTTCATAAGATAACAAGATTAGCATGACAATTTCAGAAGCCATAGCAAGCGAGATTCAGCCTTTCTCTACCTCAGATGAGACTTTGGAGAAGATGTTTATTGATGCTGCTGACAAATTCAGCATCACGGCATCCGTGGCTGATGAATACTCTGTAGCGGTAAAGAAACCCGTAGCCTATGCGGCTATGCGTATCCTCTACAAGATGAATCCATTATCAAGTGAGAATGTTGGCAGTATCTCTCAGAGTTACAAGAACGACAAGAATCTCATTGATAAGATGATTAAATCTATTGCAAAGGATGCTGGATTGGATGCTGACCTTGTTATTGACAGTACTTCTGATGATTATTGGGTGCAGAGTGTGAAGGTATGGTAATCAAATAGATGGCGTATGAACTTTGAAGATATTCTTAAAGTGAAAGGTGCTTCGCAAGGAGGCTTTGATGAGGACGGAAACCCTATTGAACAGCCCGAAGGAGAATGGCAAACCTTTGGAAAGTGCGTTATTTTGCCTAATTCGCAGGCGAAGATTATTACTCTAGCAGACGGGCAGCAGTACGTGTATTCACACGAAATCTATGCTCCTCTCTCAAAAGCAAAATACCCTCTCATACCGAAGGAAGGCGAAAAGGTTTGGATAACCAAGAAAGATGGCACGATTGATAAGGAAATGGAGGTTAAAGGCTTCGTAACCTTAAAGAAACGCTATCTTAGAATTTGGCTCTAATAGGCAGCAATATGGCAAAGGTTGAATTACAAATCAAAGGTCGTGAAGCCTTACAGAAAAGGCTGAACGAAAAGAGGCAGCAGATTATCAGCTACCTTAATATGCGTTTGATGCAACTTGCCGAAGAAGCGGTCACCTATTCTAAAGATAATAAAGGTTATCAAGACCGAACTGCAAATTTAAAGAACTCAATTTCTTTCGCTCTCTACCTTGATGGGCAACTCATCACCTCGGCAGTTGGTAAGATTCCAAAGGCAGAAGAAGCGGAAGGAGGACAGGAAGGCGTAAGTGCTGCACTCAGTGAGTATGCACAGAAAGAAGGGGTAGTAGCACCCAAAGGGTACTCTCTCGTTATTGTGGCTGGCATGAACTACGGCAAATATGTAGAGGATAAAGGCTACAACGTCTTACACCTTACAAAGTATTTCCTTCGTGACGAAATGAAGAAGATTTTTGAAGAAGTAGCTGAAATGATTAAAAGCGATAGTTAGATATGATACTCGGAGATAAAGCGGTAACGGCATTATTTAAGTATCTCAATGAAAATATTGAGAGCATAGGCATAAAGAAAGGGCGTATCTTTAAATATGAGATACCCGAGAAGTTGGCTATTGGTGATTATATCGCCATCAATCATCTTCCCTTTGTGTATAGTGATGCCATTAATGAAGGTGTAGTGAATCTGAATATTCATTGCCATAAGACCTTATCTAACTTACCTAACACAAAGAAACTCTCTGATTACTCAGAAAAGATTCTTTCTCTGTTTGGTGATGGTACTTATCTTGGTGGCTGCTACTTCGATTTCTACTCTATCTCTCGCCCAACTCGTGATAGTGATAACACTTATTACGTCAATATGAAATTTAATGTAACGTACAATAATTTAAAAGAATAAAACTATGGCAAAGAATGGTGTATATGGCTTGGAAAGCTTCAGTTTTGCCGATTGTGTCGAAAATGGTGGCTATCCTACCAAATGGAGCGATAAGATTAAGGCTATCGTATCTGGTGGTTTGAGTTTTAACGACCAGGCAGCACAGACATCGGATGTAGAGGTTGAGGATTCAGAAGACCCTTACGCAGTGCTGACTACATCAGCAGCAACAAAGGGCTTCACCTTGCAGACATACGATTTCTCAGAAGATAACTTCACGAAGCTTCTTGGTTATATAAAGGATGCTGGTACTGGTGGTAAGGATGGTTGGTTGAATGAGCTTCCACAAGAAACCGAGATTTACAAGGCTGTACAGATTGTGACAAAAGATTTGGATGATATTCCTTCTCGTACCTTCCAGTGGTCTAAGATGAAACTTACAATCACTCGCAGTGGTTCTATCGGTAAGAGTGGACTTCCTAATCTTAACATTGAGTTCCGTCAGATGGCGGTATTCGATGAAAAGGGTGACAAGAAGAGCGGTCATCGCAATATCCTCACAAAGGATATTAGTGCTGCGGCTACTGAAAAGTAAGTAAAGCTTTTATTTTTTATATGATTTAAAATTAAACTTCAAAAGGCGGTGAGGTAAGGGAACTTTCCCAAGCCGCACCGCTTTTTATATTATTAAACATATTTTGATATGAAAACATCAGATAAGGAAAAAGTAGCAAAGACACTTTCCGAGGCATCTGTAAAGATTAAGGTTGGTATGTTTCGCTTTAAAGTGAAGCCACTTACCTTTATGCAGATTTATGAAATGGGTGTATTCGGTAACTCTATCAAAGAACCAACATGGAAGGAAGGCGATATGATGAATATCATCCCTCTTTTGTTTGAGCACTCAGAGACAGCTCGTTTAATGAGCGAGATTTTTATCGTGTGCGCCTTTCGCAAGAAGTGGGCACGCAAAGTATGGGGGCGATATATACGCAAGCACCTTGATATTATGGCATTCAATGAGCTTGTGAAGTTTATAAGTGGTTCTTTCAATGCAAATTTTTTCTTAACCTCTATAACTTTCCTGACCCAGACGAAGATAATGACGGAGCCGAAAACGACTCCCCGTGGGCAACAATCGGAGCAGTAATGAAGTACTTTCGTATGAGTTACGAGGAGGTCGTATTTAATCGCTCATACCTTAATATTATTCTGCTTAACCGCTCGATTCTGTCCTTCAATACAAATACCAAGGATGAACCTAGAAAAGGCAGCAGACAGCAAAAAAAGCCACAAAAAGAGTATCATAAGATAGATAAGCCAATCTCTGCTAATGATTTCTTTATGGGCTTTATGTAATAATCACATAAATAAGCAAACAATATGGCAGCAGCAGATGAAATACTTGGAATCAGCGGACAGATGGATATTTCCGATATTCAAGCATCACTTGATAAGCTTTGTGATGGTTTGAACCGTGTCGGCGTTGATACAGAAGCCTTATCTCAGAGAATGAATAAGGCACTTAACGATGTGGCGCAATCCGATGAAGACCTTGCGACAAAGACCACCAAGGCTATGCAGGTTCTCAAATCTGCTATGGATGAAGCTACGAAGGGGATTCAGTTAGTACCCGAAATGATTGATACTGCTAATAAACGAGTAGAAACCATTGAAGGTACTATCGGTAAACTTAACGAGCAGTTAGCTAAGACGGAAAAAGGCTCAGAGGCATTCGGTTCACTTACTAAGCAGATTGATGCTCAAAAGCATTCTTTGGAATTGGCGAAAGGTGATGTGAAAGACCTAGTTGAATCTTATGATGGTGTTAGAAACTCTATCTCTCAGGTAAATGGTGCGTATCAGGCATTAAGTGCTTTCTCCGTAGCAAGCACAAGCGCAAATAGTGTTCAATCCGCAACGAATATTGCTGTAGGGGCTACGGCTACAACGGCAGCAACCGCTACATCAGCAGAAGCAGCGGCACACGTAGCTAATGCCGAGGCAGCAACACAGAATGCCGAAGCCGAGAATCAGAATGTAGAAGCAACCAAACATCTGACAGAAGCCTTGCAGCAGTATATTTCCGTTGCTTCTGGTCGTGCCGAGATTGAGCGAATGCAATCAGAGAGCGCAAAGGAGCTGAAAGCGGATATGAAGTTGTACGAGAAGGCTATTGAAGATATTCAGAATAAACTTGGTACAACCGACTTTGCTAAAAATATCGAGGAAGCAACAAAGAAGATTGAAGTACAGAAATCAAAGATTGAGGGTTATAAAAATGCCATTAACAATCTTACTGCTGCGGATAACGAAACAGGAAATGGTGCTAACTACTATAATAATCTTATAGAGAAAGCACTGTCAAATATTGATGCCCTTCAATCAAAAATCAATGATTGGCAAACGGAACAGCAGCGACTTAATGCAGACCTTCAGCAATACAATGCTCTTCTCGAAGCTGCGAATAAGATTCAAGGCGGTTCAACTATCGTTCAGTCTGATGCAACATCAACTGTTAAAATCAATGTTGAGGACACATCATTATCAGAACTGACTTCTAAGCTTGATGAGAGTAAGCAGAAATTGCAAGATTTGGAAGCAGAAGTTTCTAAGATGGATGGTAAGCCGCTTGGGGATAAGCAGAAAGAAGATTTACAGAAACTACAGTCTGAGATTGAAAAGACAAAGAATAATATATCTGTATTGCAAGAGGCTATCCGTGAGAAGAACGAAGAGACTTTTATCGGTAGATTGCGCAATCAGATTTCCGATTTCGGGCAGAAAATTTCCGATTTCGGACAGAGCATAAAAGACAAAATCACTCAACCTATTGATGAGCTGAAAGCAAAAGTAAGCGGTTCTTCCATCGGTCAGCGTTTTAGTGAGGAGTTCGCACAAGCAAAGTCTGGTCTAAGTGATTTTAAAGACGGTATCATCAATGTAATGACTGCCAATGGTAAGTTGCAAGGTGAGATTGGTAAGGTCGGTGAAGCTTTCAAGGCTCTTGGTATTCCCGTAACGGGGTCTCTTACTGCCATCAAGTCTGTAACAAAGGCTCTATGGGGAATGTGTGCAACACCTGTGGGTGCGGTAATTGCTGCAATCGCTCTTGCTTTCAAGGCGGTGCATACATGGATGACTAAATCCGCAGAGGGTCAAAAGGTCTATACAAAGCTGATGGCTTACTTTGGTTCTCTTGCTAAGTCTATCACAGATATTGTGATTATCTTCGGAGAATACTTGTATAAGTGCTTCACAAAGCCAAACGCTCCCCTTCGTGACTTCGGTAATAACTTCGTAAAGACGTTCAAAACTGCCGTGAAAGCAGCGGTAAATCTTATTGGAGGTCTCGGAACTACCATTAAAGGTGTATTAAATATGGACTGGGACACCTTTACTGCTGGTCTTAAAAAGACTTGGGATGGAATTAAGGGTGCTGGTGAAACTGTTATTGATGTATTCAAAACACAAGTATCAGGTGTTATTGGCGCAACAAAGACTATCTATGATGCTTTTACCAATGAAGATTTATCAAAGAAGTTAGGAGCGGCATTCAATGGAATACTTACAAAGGCAGAGCAAGCGGCTTCCCTTGCAGGTAAGATTCAAGAAACGCAAATCGCTATCAATAAGAATAAGGAAACTCAGCTCAAACTTGATGGAAAAATTGCCGAGGTAAGAAATAAAATATATACCTTACAAGGAAAGGAGAAAATCGCTGCCATTGAAGAGGCAAAAGCTCTTGTTAAGCAGAAATACGATTTTCAGATAAAGCAGCAGCAACAGCTCGTTGAATTACATGAGAAGCAAGCTAAATTGCATACTCAATCTTTGAAGGATATTGCCGCAGAGCGTGAACTTAGAATGCAGGTACTGAGAACGCAAGTTCAGCAGAATAGTGAACAGAGAATGCTTATCAGACAAGAGGAAGCAGCAAAACGTTCTCTTGCAAATAAAAGTAAGACCGATGCAAAGAAGGATGCTACTCAGCAAAAGCAGATTAATTCAGCAGAGGGGAAGCTTGATGATGTTATCTATAAGAATGCTTATGAGAGAGCAAAAGCTTGGCAATCTTTGGAACAGGAAGTAACCAATGCAAAGATTAAAGCGATGAAAGAAGGCGAAGAGAAGGTCATTGCCGAGCGCAAAAGAGAGCTATCCAAAGAAATTGAGCAGATTGAAGAGCGAAAGAATGCAGCTATCAAGGCAGAGCGTGACCGACAGAAAGCAGAATTTGACGCACAGCAGTCTGTTATCAAGGCAAAGGGTGGCAAGGCTGAGACTTGGGATGATAAGAAACATCTTGATTCAAAGAATATTAAGAAGATTACCGAGCAGTACACCATCATTGAACAGAAGACTGTAGAATCATATAATAATGAGATTTATGCTGATGAATTAAAATCATATCGTGAATACCTGAAGGCGTATGGCAATCTCGAGCAGCAAAAGCTCGCCATCGTTGAGGAATATAATGAGAAAATCAAAGAAGCAAGAGCAAAGGGTAATCTTTTCGAGGAAGCAAAGTTGAAAACTGACCTTGAAGAGCAGCTAAAGAAGCTTAATTTCAATGATTTCAAGGATTCTATCAACTGGGATTCTGTTTTCTCTGATATGGGGAGATTGAGCAAATCTTATCTCGAAGACCTAAGAAAAAAGCTCAAAGACCTTCTCGGTTCGGGTACTCTTGACATTGATGATATGAAGGTTGTGTCTGAACAGATTGGTAAGATTGATGATGCTATTTCTGAACAGACTGATAAATGGGGTTGGTCTAACGAGAAGGTGCGTGAATATAATCGGCTCTTGCAAGAGGCTGCTGACGCACAAGAGAGGCTAAATCTTGCACAAGGCAAACTTGATAAAGAACAGAGGTCAAACGAAAACCTTAAAGAGTATATCCAGTATATATTCAGAAGTAAGGGCGTTGATGTTCAAACGGGTGATATAAATTCACAAAATAAAGAAAATCTCTTAGGAAATAAGAGCCTTTTCAGTGAAGCAGAACTATCTAAGTTGAAAGGTCTGTTTGATGAGTTAGCCGTTTCTGAGGTAAAGGTCGGTAAGGTAACAAAGGACGTAAAGAAGGCACAAGAAGATGCAAGTATATCACAAGATAAGTCAAGAAAGTCAATTAAGGAGATTGCTAATGAATGGGCAGAAGGCATCGGTAATGTTGCGAAGAAACTAAAAGAGGCAAGCGAATTGATTGATGCTCTTGGATTCGGTGATTCAGACCTTGGAAAGAAGCTTAAAAGTGGTGCAGATGCCTTCAATAAGGGCTCGCAAGCAGCATCAGACTTTGCTACGGGCAACTATATCGGGGCAGCTATTAACGGTGTAGGGGCTATCAAATCGCTTGGTAGTGCTCTTGGTATCGGAAATGGAAGTAATGCGAAGGAGGTTGCGGAGACTACAAATCGCCTTACAGAATCCAACGAGCGATTGCAATACTCTATTGAGCAGTTGAAGAGTTCGATTGATAAGACTTCGGGAATGAGTGCCGTCAGCAATTATAAGAAAGCCTATGATGCACAGAAGCAAATCAATAAGCAGAGTATGGAAATTCTTCAATCACAGATGGGTTACCACGGCTCGCATCATTCTAACGCTTATTATTGGAATCTGTCGGCGCAGGACTATGCGGCTATCAATCGCACGTTGGCACAGCAATCAGCGGTCAGAGGTGGTTATGTTAATTCTACGATAAACAAGGTAAGTTCTTTGGAGGATATTTATAAGCTTACCCCAGAGCAGATGAAGGATATTCGCACATACAACCAAGATGTATGGAAGAATATGACCGACCAGGGTAAGTATGATAAAACTGAGTATTGGGAGAACTATACCGACCTTGCCGAGAAGCTTGAAGAGCTGACTGATAAAATCAATCAGAATCTTACGCAGACAACCTTCGATTCGTTAAAGGACAACTTTATCAGCAATCTTATGGATATGAGTAAATCGGCGCAAGATTTCGCAAATGATTTTACAACGATGCTCAATAAGTCTATGCTTAACTTTGCCGTTGATGACCTTGCTAATAAGAGACTTAAAGCCCTTTATGAAAAATGGGCAGATAAGATGAAGCAAGGACAGCTCTCTAATGACGATTTGGATATACTTAAAAAAGAGTATGATAACATCGTTGATGAAGGTTTGAAGATAAGAGATAATATTGCTGCAATAACAGGGTATAAAGAGGCGCAATCTCAGCAGACGGCAACGGGTAAAGGTATCGAGGCTATCACCGCAGACCAAGCAAGCAGCCTTATCGGTATCGGTTATGCGGTGCAAATTGCCCAAGAGCAAGGTAATGAGGTTCGTAAAGCTATCGCCGTTGATGTTTCTTTTTTGCGCATCTATGCCGAACAGACATATAACAATATCTCAGAAATGCGAGATATTCAGTATCAGGGGTTGGAGCAGTTGGAAGCAATTAATAAGAATACTGCACCTATTATATTGATACGTGAGGACATCGCAAGTATGTATAAATTAATGAAGGATAAGTATTAAGTTATGAAGAATGATGCTTTTATAAAATTGGTTGATGAAGCAGATTCAGCTTACGTTGACCTTGATACTTTCGGTATTACATTGGTAAGGGGTTGGCGAGAAGCCTTGCTGACCCCTGCCCCAGTAAAAAGCTATGTAACCAACGATAGCCGATTGGAGCACGGACAATCGGTTATCGCTACATCAAAGTATGCAAAGAAGGATAAGCGTGACGTGACTATCTCTTTCTTCCTTGAAGGTAGTTCAGAAGAAGATTACTTACAGAAGTATGAGGCTTTCCTTGATAAGATTGCTTATTCGGGTGAATTTTGCTTGAAAGTTCCTCGCCTAAAGAGGGTTTTCAAACTTGTTTACACGCAATGCTCGCAGTTTGGTGATTATGGTCTAAAAAGAGGTAAATTTGTACTCAAATTAACGGAGTATAACCCGAATGATAGAATTAAGTTATGATTAAGATATTTGATATTAACGATAAATTGCTGATGCAAGCAGAAGTAACATCAGCAGCGAAGAGAGAACAGGAAATGTCTAAGTCAGATTACATTTCTCTTTCTTTCTCCGCTGCCGAGAAGGTTATTCTGCCTGTTAGTGCATATATCAATTATACATATAAGATAGATAAGGTAAGAGAAGTGACAAGAAAGTTCCTTCTCTTAGAATCATACGAGCCTATTCAGACAGATGAATGTTCTTGGAAGTACACTCCTCAGTTTCAGCACCCGAAGATGATTCTGTCCAAGACACCATTCTTTATCTATACTCGAAATTCACAGAATGTAGAGGTAAAGCAAAATGTATGGTCTTTCGTAGGAACAACATCAGCACTCGCTGAGAAAATTAAAGATTTCCTTAATAAGGATTTGATGTTTGGTGAATGCGGATGGAAAGTTATCTTTCAGAAGGTAACGGCAAATACTGTCAATGTATCATTCAGTGATAATGATTTTATTTCTGCACTTACAGCGATTACAAATGCTATCGGAGATAACTGCGAATGGCATATTGACTATGATGATGAAATTATCTATATCGGTAAGGTCTTGGTCGGCGCAACTCCTGTTGTTTTGGAAGTTGGAAAGAATGTAGGTGTACCAAATATAAGCAATAGTAAGGAAAGCTATTATAACGCTTTTTCTATCTTCGGTGGTACAAGAAATATTACACAGGTAAATAGCAAAGGTGAGAATGTATCATCTGGCAATATTCGTCTGCAATTAGATAAGGGAAATGGTACAATATTAATAGACGGAAAGGAACGCTCCTACTCTATCGATAAATATTCCACCCTTGACCTAAGAGTGGATAAGATTAAAGAACCTCTCTTTACAAAGGTGCTTGATTTTTCTCAAATTTTCCCTTCGCTCAATACCTATGTATATAATGTGCGTGGGCGAGTTAAGTATGTGCTTGAAAATAATAAGAAAATACCTATTTCTTATAATGCTGATGGCTCAGTTAAGGAATACAAGACCTTCACTGTATGGTATATGAGATTGGCTTATCCTACAACAGAAAAAGTAGAAGGAAAGACGATTATCAATACAACAGTTGATGATGGCGTTACTCATTACTGGTACGACTTTGGAATTACCGATAATTTACTTATCAAAGGAAAGAATATCGGCTGCTCGTTCGAACCGAACTTTAATACGGGTGCGCTTTCTACTCCACTTGCAGGTCGAGGAACCAACGGCGATTATGTAGGCTTTGAACTTACCTATCATAAAGAGGCATCATCCTCTCACTCGTCAGATGATGTTAGTGTTAGTAATTTCTCAGTTTTGGCTGGTGATTATGAAATCATCTATCAAGAGGATAATGAGGTTATCATACCTACAAACGCTGCTGAAATGCTCATTCCTCGTGGAGAAAGTATGCCTTCTTTAAAGTGTAATATCACGGTTCTCTATAATATCGCAATGGCTGATACTATCTATTATGAGGATGCTCAAAATAGATTATTGGAAAAAGCGAAGGAGGAGATTGTGCGATTACTCTCTGATATGAATAACTATGAGGTTAAGTCATATTCAGATGTGTTCTTGGAGGATAACCCTCAATTGCAAATCGGACAGAATGTTACATATAAAGATGGACACGGATATGAGCTTGCGACAAGAGTATTGAAGCTATCAACCAATATTGATTTCGGTTTCGTGCAAACGATTACATTAGGTAATCAAGTGATTAAGGGTACTATCACGCAGCTCAAAGAAGACGTACAGACAATCATTGCGAGCGGCGGAAGTAGCGGTAACGGAGGTGGTTATTCCGTTTCTCAGCTAAGAAACCTCATTGCAAAGTACGGAAGTGATAACTTTCTGTCTAAGCAGTTTGACGATATAGCTAACGGCACGATTACCTTCGAGAAGGTTCAGAAGTTCCTGGCAGGTCTGAATGTGGGCGATTTCAACTTAGAGAACGGAGGCTCGTGGACTCCCGATACAGAAGGTCGCTCGCATCTCATCACCGATTACCTGGAGGTGAGAATGAAGGCTATCTTCGAGGAACTGGTTATCAAGAAAACCTCCACCATCGGTGGTAAGGAGATAATATCTCCTGCTGGAGGTGTGGTGGCTCATAAGGTGGAAGAGGTTACTGTGACATATAATAATGTGTCACAGAAGGCTTATCGTTGCTATTTCTTAGCAGAGCAGGAAGGCGATGCCGTGGATAATGATTTCGCTATTGGCGACCAAGTGCGTTCAGAGTCATTCAACGTTCGCAAGGGCACTTATCATAAGGTGGGTAATCACTTTTACTGGCGATTGGTAATCGGTCGTGATGAGGAACCTGTGGAGTTGGAAGGAAAGAAGTATCACTACATCGACCTCTCCGATACCGATTGCGCCACGGCTAGCGATGTTCCTGCTAAAGGTGATGTGTTGTCGCAGTGCGGTAATAGAACCGATGTAGAACGTCAGAACTGCCTTATCTTCTCGGCGGTAGATACCTATTCGCCATCCATCAGCCTCTACCACGGCATAAATAGCTACTCCTTTGCAAACAAGGAGTATGTGGAATATGGCGTAAACAAGCAGACCAATAAGGCTTTCTTTAACGTCTATGGTGATATGTATGTAGGCGACCGACCTACTAAGGAGAATGGCTATGAGGGTAGCAGCTACATCAAGTATGACAGCGCAGCCAAGCAGGTATCTGTTAAAGGCAAAATCTCAGCCAAATCAACCGTGGATGGCAAGGAATTGTCTCAGTATATCAAGGAGAACTCAGCAAAGGGCTTGACAGAGGAGCAGGTGAATAATCTCATCAAGAACTCGCAGGTCATTACCGACTTGCAGAATCAGGTTGACGGAGCTATCGAGACGTGGTTCTACGAGGGTGTGCCTACTTTGAATAATGCTCCAGCCAGCAGTTGGGCGACAGACAAGGAAAAAGAGACCCATTTGGGCGACCTTTACTACGACAACAAGACGGGCAAGGCATACCGCTTTGCCAAGGATGCCAACACCTATAAGTGGACTATCATTACGGACACAGATATTGCCAAAGCTCTATCCGATGCCAGCAAGGCACAGGAGACCGCAGATGGCAAGATGAAGGTGTTCAGTACACAGCCTATTCCGCCTTATCAGTTGGGCGACATTTGGGTAAACGCTACCTATCCTACAGATGGCAGCATCTACAAGAATGAAATCCTGCGCTGCCAGACTGCCAAGGCAAAAGGTTCGTCATTTGCCATCGCTGACTGGACTAAGGCTTCCAAGTACACCGATGATTCTGCCCTCAATACCTTCAAGGAAGAGTACAAGAACGATATGGCTAGCTACAAAGAGCAGCTTGATGAGAAAGTGGAGACCTGGTTCTACAACTATGCTCCTACTACTAAGAATAAGCCTGCTTCCGACTGGACTACCGATACGTTGAAGTCGCAGCACGCTGGCGACCTGTTCTACAATACGTCAAATGGTTACACATACCGATGGACGGGTACGGCATGGGCGAGAATCAAGGATAACGACATCAACACTGCTATGACCGCAGCAAGCAAGGCGCAGGACACGGCAGATGGAAAGCGTACCGTTTTCACCTCTCAGCCTACTGTTCCTTATGACGAGGGCGACCTGTGGGCTAGCGGCGGAGACGATGGCAAGACTTTGATGGTGTGCATAAAGGGCAGAACTACTGGCAGCTTTACATCATCGGAATGGGTGAAGGCTAACGATTCCGACCTCAACGCATTCGCCAAGACCATCGAGGAAAGCTTGAATGGAATACGAGACCAGCTCGACAAGAAGGCTGAGACTTGGTATCAGCCTTCTGACCCGAGCGCATCCTGGACTACCGATGATGCGAAGAAGGAGCATAAGGGCGACCTGTGGTATAACACAAGCAACAACCAGACTTTCTTTTGGAATGGTACGAAATGGGATAAGCAGGACGTGCCTACCGAGGTTTTCGACAAGATAGATGGCAAATCCAGCATCTATGTAAGCAAGCCTGCATCCTATGAGGAACGTGACCTCTGGATTTTGGAAGCAGCATATACCCTCGGTGGTGTTGCATATTCCAAGGGCGAGCTTGTCGTGGCAACCAAGAGCAATGCTTCATTCAGCGCAGCCGATTGGACTAAGAAAGTGAAGTACACAGACGATACTGTAGCGAACGCAGCAAAGAAGGCAGCGGAAGAGGCGAAGAAGGCGGCAGATACCGCACAGACGAATGTTACGAATCTCGGCAAGACCGTTACAAGCAACAAGAAGGCATTCGATAATTATGTTACGGATGGCTATCTAGAGCCTTCTGAGATTGCGGCTATGGCGCAGGATTCCAAGCGACTTGAAGATGCTTTCGCAGCTGCCGAGAAGTCGTACAATGAAGTGAAGGGAGCAGAGGTGTTAAAGAGTACAAAAGAACTCACCGACCTTAATACTGCTTTCACTACCCTCTCTACTGCCAAGAAAGAACTCATCACGTATCTCTCCGATATTTCGACAAGATACAATGCGGCTGATACTAACGGCAAGGCTACCATCGTCTCTGCCGTGGGAACGAAGTTCACCAACTTCCAGTCAGCATACAGCGCATTCTATGACAAACTTGGCTTGGCAAACGCCTATATCACTAGCAAGATATATGGTGACTTGAAGCAGAATATCACAGACCTCGCAGGTTACAAGTATCTCAAGGATGCGCTCGGTCAGACAACAGATATTGACGGTGGTCTTGTAATGACAACGCTCCTTGCGCTGAGAGACGGAGACGGAAACGTTCAGAGCGGTATCAACGGAGCAATAGACCCGAATAGAGGAAAGAAGAGTATCGCAACATGGTGGGGCGGTCAGATGGTGGATAAGGACTATAATAGCGGAAATCTTACCCCTGCAACCTCCCTCATCCGCTTCGATGGCTCGGGTTATCTTGCCAATGGTGCTATCTGGTGGGATGTGAGCGGAAAGGTTCACGCAGACCCGACATCGTTTATCATCAGTGAGAAGAACCTTGGCGCATATCTTGCTTTCTTCGAGCCTACATGGAAGAGTGGAAGCGATGGCTCTAGCATCAAAGACCTTGTGGCATTGACTCCACAAGCTCCTTTCAAGACGCTCGCCGTTAGTAACGATTTGTCCGTGGAGGGAAAACTTAAGATTGGTAGCATTACCCTCAGCGTGGTAAATGGCGCATTGAAGATTGATGGCAATGTGTATTCCACAGGTGGCATGAGCGCATACGGCGAGGGCACTAGCAATGGTGGTGGCTTGAACGGAAGCATCGTTCCTTTCGACAAGGCTAAGTCCTTGACGGCACAAAACGAGGGAACGGAGATTGCTTCAGCTTGGTCTATCAAGAAACTCTATGATATGATTAACAGCATTGATGTCACAGGACAGCTGGCTGACTACTTGAAGAAGACGGAAGCATCTACCTTGTATCAGCCAAAGGGGAACTATCTCACCTCCCACCAAGACATCAGCGGAAAGAGTGACAAGACACATACGCACAGCGTGAAGATTAATGGTGTCACGAAGACCATAGCAGCCACAGGTGGAACAGCCGTTGACTTGGGAACTTACCTTACTTCTCATCAGTCCTTGGCTGCTTACTTGAAGTCTGCCGATGCGGAGAAGACCTATAGCAAGTTGGGACATACCCACGCATTCAGCGAGATTACGGGAAAGCCAACAACACTTGCTGGCTATGGAGTCACCGATGGAGTCAATGCGGTATCGGTCACAGGCAATGGGAACGCCGTTACTAGCGCAAGCATAGACGGTCACACCTTGACTTTGACAAAGGGAAGCACATTCTCCCTCAGCGGTCACACCCATACCTTCGCTAGCTTGACCTCAAAGCCAACTACAATCGCAGGATATGGCATCACGGACGCTTATACCAAGGCGCAAGTGGATTCTAAGTATCTCCCTCTTGCAGGAGGAACGATAACAGGTGCGCTTACCGTCAACGGCATCGCTACCTTCAAGAGCAAGGTTGCCATTGGCGACATCTACATCATCAATGATGGAAGCGGCAATCTCTACGTTCAGAAGACGGACGGAAAGACCGCCGCCAACTTCTATGCGACAGGCGGTATCACAGCATACGGAGCAGGAACGTCAACATCAGGTGGTGGCGGATTGAATGCAAGCGTAATCAGCTATGCGAGAATCATAGAGGGAAGCTATACGGATGCAGACTTGACTAGTATCCCGAACGCCTATGCTATCAAGGCTCTCAGCAGCCGAATTGACAACATAGCCACAGAACTTGGCGGTCTGAGCCTATCTTGGAATAACATTACGGGTAAACCATCAACGTTTGCACCTAGTGCGCACACCCATAAGTGGGCGGAAATCACTGACCGCATCACGAAGGTAAGCCAGCTTACTAACGATGCTGGGTATCTGACTGCCCATCAGTCTCTCGCAAGCTATTATACCAAAGCGGAGATTGATGCAAAGGGCTATACCACAAACAAGGGTACTGTTACATCTGTAGCACTTACTCTTCCTACTGGTTTGACTTGTGCAACAAAGACTATCACAACAAGCGGTACGTTTGCCATTAGTCTTGCCTCGGGTTACTCTATTCCTGCTACTGCAAAGCAGACAGCTTGGGATGGTGCGGTATCGGCAAAGCATACTCATAGCAATAAGTCTGTATTGGACGGCATTACATCAACGAAGGTAACTTGTTGGGATAGTGCCTATGACTGGTACGCCCTTATAACTACTGATGAGGAGACTGCGGACGGCGTTATCAATAAGTGGAACGAGGTGGTGAGCTTCCTCGCCAATATTGCGCAGACAGACACTTTAAGTGGTATTGTTGACGGAATCAATAAGTCTATATCTGACGAGGTGACAAGAGCGAAAAAGGCAGAAGGAGTAAATGCTTCGGGCATATCCACCAACAAGACGAGTATCACCACCTTGCAGGGCTACTTTACAAGCGGTTCAGCGAAAAAGGCTCTCCAGCTCACGAATACTCGCAAGCTTTGGGGTAACTCGTTTAACGGTACTGCCGATATTAACGGAAGTATCATCGTGCCTGACGGAAAGTACATCTCCATCGGCAACATAAAGATGGAGTATGACGCAACCAATAAGGCGTTGAAGATTACGAACACTACGACTAACGAGGTGGCAAACCTCTATACTAGTGGTGGTGTTTCTGCCTATGGTGTTGGGACATCATCATCCAGTGGAGGCGGCTTGAACGGCAGTGTGAAGAGTTATTCAAATGCCTTGAAGCTTACATCAGAATCGCTGAGTGAGATTGCCTCTGCCTACTCCATCAAGGCTCTTGATTCTCGTATCTCCAGCCTAGAAGGAGGCTCGGCTATGGACGTTAGTGTTAGCGGTAGTGGAAACGCAGTGACAGCCATCAGTAAGAGCGGAACGACTATCATCGTGACAAAGGGAACAACGTTCTTGACTTCACATCAGAGCCTTGCGAGCTACCTTACTAAGACTGACGCTGCCAGCTTGTATCAACCGAAGGGAAACTACCTTACCGCACACCAATCGCTCGATGGTTACGTGAATGCGATAGCAGTTAGCGGAAGTGGAAATGCCGTTACTGCCGTTACAAAGAGCGGCAAGACCATCACCTTCACGAAGGGTGCTACATATCTCACCTCGCATCAGAGTTTAAGTAATTATTACACCAAGAGTAGTGTAGATTCTCTTCTTAGCGGTAAGTCTGCTACTACTCATACACATAGTGTAAAGATTAACGGTACTACTAAAACCATTGCAGCTAGTGGTGGTGATGCTGTAGATTTGGGAACTTATCTCACAACACATCAAAGTCTCGCAGCTTATGCAACTCAGAATTGGGTTAAAAATGAAGCTACTGCTCATAATGCAGATATGGTAGATAATTATCACGCTAGTGGTTTGTTTACTGGTTTCAGTATTTCTGATGTTGCAAACAAGGTTACTATTAGTATTGGTGGAACTTCTAAAGCACTGAATTTAGTAAGAGCTTTTCCTAGTGGTGTTGGAAACAATTTTAACGATGTTGCAACACGCGGGAATAGTATGGGCATGTCTAATATTGCAGCACCTTATGCTAGTTCTACTGCTAACTATCAAACGTTGAATGGTTATGTTAATCCTAATGGACAAACTGGTTGGCATCATTATATTAATCTGTCTTATACTGACAGTAATAATACGGCAACTTCTCCTAATATGTGGCAAACTCAGTTTGCTATAAAAGCTGGCACTACTGAAGTTTATGTCCGTTCTAGAGATGGAGGCAAGATAAGTAATGATGCAGCTTGGGCTGCTCCTTGGGTAAGACTTGCTAGAGTTACTGACAATGTAGCATCTGCATCAAAAGTTGCTAATGCTCTTTCTTGGAGCGGTTACAGTAGTGGTTCTTATAATGGTTCTGCTGCAATGTCTATTAGTATTCCAAACAATACTAATCAGCTTACTAATGGAGCAGGGTTCATTACATCTTCTGCTAGTATTAGCGGTAATGCTGGAAGTGCTACTAAGTTACAGAATTCTAGAACTATAAACGGAACATCGTTTAATGGTACTGTCAACATAGTAACTTCTTATTGGGGAACAACAAGAAAGCTTTGGGGTAATAGCGTGAATGGTAATGCTGATGTAAATGGCAGTATAACTATTGCTAATACTGATGGTGTTTATGTGCAAATTGGTGATGTCAGATTAGTTTATGATAAAGCTAATACTGCCATTAAAGTAGTTAAGTCTGATGGTACAACCGCAGCTAACTTCTATGCTACTGGTGGCATTACCGCCTATGGTGAAGGTAGTGGCTCGTCAGGTGGTGGTGGGTTGAATGGTAGTGTAAAGAGCTATGCAGATGCCTTGAAGCTTGCGTCTGAATCTCTGAGTGAGATAGCATCTGCCTACTCTATCAAGCAGCTCTCTACTAGAATCACGTCACTGGAAGGTGGCAGTGCTACATCAATATCCGTATCGGGCGGTGGTAATGCGGTTACGTCTGTTACAAAAAATGGCACTACTATCAGCGTTGTTAAGGGTAGCACGTTTAGCCTAAGTGGGCATACCCACAAGTGGGCAGACATCACTGACCGCATCACGAAGGTGAGCCAGCTTACCAATGATAAAGGATATCTGACTGCTCATCAGTCTCTCGCAAGCTATTATACCAAAGCGGAGATTGATGCAAAGGGCTATACTACCAATAAGGGTACTGTTACATCTGTAGCTCTTACCCTTCCTGCTGGTTTGACTTGTGCAACAAAGACCATCACAACAAGTGGTACGTTTGCCATCAGTCTTGCTTCGGGTTATTCTATACCGACAACGGCAAAGCAGACGGCTTGGGATGGTGCGGTATCAGCAAAGCATACCCATAGCAATAAGTCTGTACTGGACGGCATTACATCAACGAAGGTCAGCCAATTCACCAACGATAGCGGCTACATCACCTCATCGGCAAGCATCACTGGCAATGCTGCGACTGCTACGAAGTTGGCAACGGCACGAAACATTGCTTTGGGACATGATTTTCGTGGCTCGGCGAACTTCGATGGAACAGGAAACATCACCATTAATGGACATATCAATGCGGCTATTATCTGTATCGGTCCGACAGACCCTAGTCATTTCAAGAGGATTGCGCACGTTCAAGTTTCGGATAGTTGGAACGATAATGCACTGTTGTTGTATCTCAGCCAAGGTTACATTGGTGGCTTTTTCGGAATATGTAGGGTGGAGTTCGGAACAAATGATGTAAGTGAAGCTGGCTCGGCTAGTGCATCTGTAAAATGGTTGTTTCGCCATGGCTATGCGACGGATTACGTACAGGTAGGATTTTACTCAGCAAAGCATAACAGCTACATGGATGTGTTCGTAAAGACCACTGGCGGTTATCAAGGAACGGTTATAAGATGTTTGCAAGATTCAAGAGGTAGCATAAACTCAAACGTCTCTTTGTTGAAGGCGACAGCAACCACGGAGGCATATACTTCCATAGAGGCGGCGGCAACGGCACTATACAAACTTGCATACACAGCCATTGTTAAAGGTTCAGATGCTGGAGCGGTGAACTATGCTAACAGTGCTGGTAACGCTGGCACCTTGGACGGCATCCACGCCAACGGATTGTTCGCCAACCTGTCCAACAACGGCAACAACTTGTCCATAACCATTGGCGGTACAAACAAGACGTTGACGGTGGGCTATGCTACGAAGGCGGCGCAACTCAACACCGCTCGCACCTTGTGGGGACAGAGCTTCGATGGAACAGGGAACGTGAACGGTGCTTTGAGCGGTGCGACCACCATCAGCGCAAGCAACACCATCAGTACCACCTTGAAGAATGGTGCGCTTAAGATTGGCAACAAGTCAACTCCTATTAGTGCCATTGATGATGAAGTTATTTTCAACACTGGTGGTGCTATTCGTTTTGGTGAAACTGCTTGGGATTTTAATCAATGGGCTGGTCTTAAATATAATCATAGTAGTAAGACTATATATCTTGGAATTGCTGATGGTTCTGTGTTTAATGCTAATTCTGCTCAAAGTGGTGGAAAGCTTAAATTAATTAATTGTAGTTTGGAAGTACCAGGTAACATAAATATGAGTGGTATGTTAACTGTAGGCAAAAATATACGACTTGTTAATATGGCTACAAATGTTAGTGCTTTATTTGCTCAATTAAACGACAATTCTTTAAGTATAGGATATGGTTCTAGAATGTATGCTACTACTCAAATGTGGTGTAATAAATTCGCTATATATTGTAATGAAGGTATTATGTTATTAAATATAGATAAAGTAACTGCAACATTTAAAACTAATATTTTAGCTACAGGTGGAGTTACTGCTTATGCTAGTTCAGATGCTCGCCTGAAGACTGACTTGCGCAAGCTTGACTACTTAGGCATTATCAAGGCGATGGGCGGCACGTTCGGCTTTGCTTGGAAGAAGGACAACACAAGATCTATCGGTTGGATTGCCCAGCACGTCTTGTGCAACCCTCACTTGAAGGACATCGTGGAGACTGATGAGAAGGGCTACTACAAGATTAACTACTGGTCTCCGAAGCTGATTGCAACGGCATTCGGTGCTATCGAGCAGGTGGGCGATGAGGTCAGCAGTTTGAAGGCTCGGGTGGTCTTCCTCGAATCAGAGGTTCAGCGATTGAGTGGAAAGCAGGATGGCAATAACAAGAAGAGATTAGATAACAAGAATATTAATTTATTAAATTAGTTAAGAAAATGGAGAATTTAAAGATTAACAAGAAGAGTGAACAGACAACCGCCACTTATACCAAGGGCGGCTATCGAGTAGAAATTACCTACAATGTTGACAAGACGGGTGGCAACATCGAGAGCATCAATATGAGTATCTACGCAGATGCCAATGGTAACTATCTCTGCAATGCGAACGCAAGCTACAACGGCAGCGAGCTGACCTACAATATCAGCGGCATCCCTCAGAGCAAGCTCAGTGAGGTATCAGCATTGATTGAGGAGGTTAATTCCGCTATCGCCGCTAATATGGCAAGCGAGGCATCAGAGTAAGTATTAACGCAGGGTGGCTCTTATAGAGCTGCCTTGCCTAGTGTTTTAAGTTTTAAAGATTAAGCGTATGGCATTAGTAAACGGAAAAATCACCGCTCCTGTTAGCATTGATGATGTTAAACGAGCTCTTGGAGAGAGTAGCAATGACCTTGCCACATTGTGTAAGTCCACCAACATAAACATGTGGAGTAGGCATAAGCCTGTCATTCATCCGTCTTTGTTTGACGAGAATGCAATAGTAGGTACTGATGGGAATTTTGGCTTTAACATACCAAAGTTTACGTCAGTTAAGGCTTTGTATGAGAATTACATGAAGTACGCAAATGAAGATGGGCTTTATCCTGGCGATGAGGGTTGGAACATTCCTACAAATGGTGTAACTTACGTTCATCCAACAGGTGGCAGTAGCTCACCTTATAGGCTTGGTGACTTTAAGAGTTACGATAAAAATGCTACTTGCTTGATGCACGACTTTGACATAAATACCTACACGGATGAGGAATTATCGTTTATCATTAGTATTGACAAAGATTCAGGTGGAACTCAAATTCCATTTAGGGATATTGCTACTTATAAGAATTGCTACTTTGGTGTGGCTTTTCTTAGAGACGACAGCTTGGCTATCCATAGCATCCTTACATCCAACAACAAGAATGATAATTTTCTAAAGACAACATTTGTGTATCAGAATCTTGTCAATTTATTGTATATCGCAGTTCCATTTATGTCTCCGATACCCCATTTGAAGAATGCTCCAAATTTGGAAACGTCAGACAGCATCGAATGTTATCCTATCGTTGGGGTTTCTCCTATTCTGTTCTATGGCAAGAACGAGACTGGTGACTATAGCAAGTATATGTACTTCGTATATCCAGACCAAGACAGCAATGGTAACGAGTGTATAAGAATATATAATAAAAGTACAGTTCTGAATGTCGGTTATGTTTTGTACTTGTTGTATGCTGATTCAAGTTATTATAACGGATATACATTAAAAGATGGAGAATATGTAGTTGATGCAGGAACTATAAACGCAAAAAGCAATGTGGTGACGTACCTTAACAATGATTGGCTGATAAAGGGGAAATCTTATAAGCTGGTTCTCTATAGTACATATAACAACAAGATAACACAAGAAATGGAGTTGTAACATCAATAATGTTAAAAATATAAAAACAACGGAAAATAACAATATAAAATTCTTTAATTATGGAATATTTTTCTTATCTTTGCGCTGTTAAATAGATTATTATTCTGCTTTTATTTGCAAATAGAAGAATAAAATAGTTTAAGCGTTTAAATTTTAAGGAATAATGAAAGTAACATTTGGAAAGATGACAGAGTTCAAGCGAGAGGTTGACATCGTGAACGATTCGACCAAGATGAAGGGCAATGTTGCCGTCAGTGACGGAAGCATTGTAAGTGTTGACAACGGTGTTGTGTTGGACGGCGACGGCAACCAGATTGCCACGTTCAGCCAGTATTCCACGGACAACTTGAACGTGAACTACAACACCTCAGACTTGCAGAAGATGATTGATGCCGTGACAAGCATCAACGAATTTGCTTCCTACATCAAGGAGCACGTCGATGAGTTGTCGGATGGCATCGTTTCCTCTGACACCACAGAGGAATAACAATTAGCTTGGTTGGTGGGTACGAGGGCGGCAGTCGGTAGTGCCCACTTTCCAACTGAGCGAACTAACATACATTATTTATTAATTAATTATAATAAACCAAGTTAATTATGAAGAAGATTAAGACAATCGAGGCTGTTGCAGCCTACAGAACATTGAAGGCATTGAAGACATCATCAATGAGCGATGATGCCGCCTTGCGAGTATGGAAGAATATGAAGGCTCTGCGCCACGTAGCCGATACCTACGACAAGGATGTGGAGGAAGCGCAGGAGAGCCTGAAGGACGATAAGTTCGAGGAGATGCAGCGCAAGCTCCAGGAGTGCCAGCAGTTGGAACAGAAGCACGCCGATGAGGGCTACGAATACACCAAGGACGATTCCGCCAAGTTTGCGGAGGTCAATCAGTACTTCTTCAATCAGAAGCAGAAGACCGAGAAGTATTTCAAGGAACTTGCCGACAAGGAGATAGAGGTGTCCATTGAGGAAGTTGACGAGAAGGAGTTGTTCAAGGCAGCGAAAGATTGTGGCTTGAAGTTCGCTGATATGGAGAGCCTGGAAGTGGTGATAGGATAATACCTGTAGTAGATATGATAATAGCGTTAGAATTTGGCAAGAAATCCGTTCTAACGCTATTTTTGTGACTTATTACTTTCAGATTGTTACTTTTTATAAAGTTTAACACAAAAATTAATCAAAAACCAATCACTTATCTTAGAAAATGCGTACATTTGCGGCATCAATCTTTTAAATCAACTAAAATATAACAGCTTATGACTAAAGAGGAAGAAAATGAAGTCCATCGGTTAGTTCAATCAGTCGGTGTTGTACAGTTGTCAAGAGTAATGTTTAAGGACATGGACGTTAGCGAAATGATAAAC